TCACTTTCCGTTCTTGTTCTTGAAAGCTTCCGGTTCGATCTCGCTCCAGCGGGCTTCCATCAGCTTCATCGCGTCTCGGGCAAGGCTGCGCAAAGCCACCTCTCGCCCATAATGCTGCACCATCTGCGCTGACATGTTGCAGATCGCTCCCACCTGATTTTCGGTGCAGCCCACTTCCAGCAAATTGATCACGGCATTCTTCCGCAGGCCATGGAAGACGATTCGGTTCTCCCGGAACGGCTTGAACTCGTCACGCTCCATGAGCTTCTGCCATTCTGTCCGAAATCCGTCCGCAGTCTTGTAGTGCGTTGCGCGGGCGCCGGCGTGGAGCATAACGCTGTCGTTCGTCGGAACACGATCGATCCACTGCCGGTAGGCGGAATGTATTGGTATCCAGACCGTCTTCTTTGTCTTCTGGGCCCGCACCGCAATCGTGTTCTCGCCGGCCTTCGGCTTCACCATCGCCAGAACATCGCCTTGGCGCTGGCCGGTGAAGAAGGCTGACATGGCGATCATCTGGAGGTGGAACGGCGCGTGCTCTAGAAGGAGCTCGAACGCCCAGTTGGGCCACGGCACCCAGGGCTCAGTCCCCGGGATCTTCTCTGTATGTTCAACCGGGTTGCTCGTGCAGTATCCTCTCGGGACGCCCCAGGCCATCAGGCGCGAAAGGAAGGCACGGAACTGGTTTGCGGTCGCCGGCGTGTCGCCAAGCTCATCGATCATCAACTGTGCGTCTACCGTCGTCAGATCGGACGGCAGCTCATCTCCAACCAATTCGATTATCATTTTGCCCGACGCCTTGTATCCGCGCTTGGTGGATGCGGACAGGCTCGACCAATGAGGGTTGGTTTCATCTTGGAACGCCTCCACCAGCGATTTGAAATCGCGGATGCCTTCGCGGCCGCGCTTGACGAAGGCGGAGAATGCCTTCTCGGCCGCCGGCCAGAATGCCTTGTCCCTGTGATCCGGAAGTCTTTTCCCGTCCAGAACGAAACCCTTGGAATCACGATCCAGCGCCTCGCAGACCGCTAGGCGCGGGGTGAAGGTGGGCTCCAATGGCTCAGGAAGGGCAATGGACGGCCAAGCAGCGGCCGTGTTCCGGTTTCTGGTATAGAACGTGTACACGGTCACCGAGCCGCGCTTCGAGCGCTTTGTGACCCGGTGAACATGCCTAGGCAGCGCTACTGTTCCGCTTTTCCCTGATCTTGTCACGGAACCTTGCTCCTATTCCTGATGAGACTTCCACGACATGCAGTTTCATCGCCCTATCGAGGTCGTCTCGATACCAAAACTTCCGGCGAGTGCTGTCAACGACCCGGGGGAGCGGGTAGACACTTCCGACACGCTCGAGGAAATCCTCGACATGCTTCTCTCCGCAATAGCCAGCTGCCATTTCTGCGTTCATGCGGGGCGGCCAGCTACCGGCGGGGAACGTTGGAGATCGACGCGTGCTCACTCCCTGCCCTCCCTGCTGCGGATGGCGGCGGCGCGGCAATCTGGGAGTGTGCCTACCCACTCCAATGCTTCTTCAGTGTTGAAGCAGTCTGGTTCGTAATCATCGAAATCCGGGTCAACGGCGTAGATCAACTCTTCGCTTTCTCCATCAAGCTCTATGGTCCATGCTGCCACCACTTCGCCGGGGCAAATATGCTGCCCATACGCGAGCACAGAACATGACAAACCCTTGCGACGAAGCGCCGCTTCAATCTTGCGCTTGCTCATTTCTTCACATCCTCAATGGCACGGGCATGGATAGCTGCGGCGATATCTTCGGCGGCTTTCCGCGCCGAAAATGCCATAATCGATAAGTCTCCATCCCATGCCGCTTTTTCGTTGTCGGCCACCTCCGCACACGCCTCCCGCTCTTCCCGCCGTCCTGCCTCGTATGCGTCGGAGAGGGCGGTGGCGATGAGTGTTATCGCCGCGTCCGTGGAGGTGCGGTGATCGGCATCGAGCGCGTTCTGATAAAGCGTTGTGGCCTCCCTGTAGCGGTCAGTCATTGGCCTCACCTCCCTTCAGGGCGGCTCGGGCGTCTGGGCTGAACGAATACCCGACCTTTGTCAGCCTCTTGCTGTCGTTGGCTCCGAAATAGATGGTCTGCTCGCCGCCCCACCAAAGAGCCTCTCCGAGCTGCGGTTCATCCTCTGATGGCTCTGCGTAGACGTATGTTTCGTCAAACCAGCCTGGGCGATATTGAGAGATGACGTGATAGCGAACGACCTGCCGGCCATCCTCCAGCGTCATTGCCAGCTTCTCGATTATGTTCCCACCGCCGCTCACGCCTCACCTCCCTTCAGGGCGGCTAGACGCAATTCGGCGTTAGTTTTGTCGCGATGTAAGTTCCACAACAAAGCGATACGTTCTGCTGCTTCCCTCAGTTCCTCGTAGCTCAGCTTGTAGGAGTATGCTGTTGTGGCGAGGCCAATGTCATCGACTGCCAGCCGAACGGAACGATGCCCATCCCATGCGGCTTCTTGACTGTGCAGGGGGTGGTTGTCTCCGTACGTCCTTACTTCGCGCTGGTCTGTCCAGTGGTTTTCCGGCGTCCCGCTCATGCCTCACCGCCTTCGATCCATTCGAGAGCATTCTTTGCCTTCTCCTGCACCGTCAGGTGACGGCCACGACGGATAGCGCGAGCGGCTATCGTTAACGCTCCGCGTGCCCAATCACGCGTTTTCCACAGCGTCTCGGAGAGCATGACATCAATGAGCGCGGCGCATTCTTCGCGCGTCTCCTCCACCGCCTTATCCCGTTCCTTGATTGCTTGGGAGAGGGAGGCTTCGGCGGCGGTGGCGCGGTCTCGTATGCCGGCAGCCATGTTGCTGATTTGAGTGATGATGCCAGCCGTATCATCAAGCATCTGCCATTCCGCAACATGTGGATACGACTGCTCATGCATGGCTTGCGCAAGCATACGTGCCTCCCTGTTTGCTGCATTGGATGCGGTTTCGAGGCGGGTGATTTCAGATCGAGCCGTTGTGAGTGCGTCTGCAAGGTTGCGAGCCTTCCCGTTCCAGAACCGCCACAGGCTCTCCTCTTTCGCCTCTCCGTCAAGTTCGGCAACCTGCTGCCGAAGCCGCTCGTTCTCCTCCTCCAGCGCCTTCACGCGCTGCTCTGCGGTGGTGGCGCGAGAGAGCGTGTCGTTGTAATCCTCGATAGCCGCATCGGTGATGCCCTGAGCAATGCGCAAAGATTCCGTCAGCCGCTCGTTCTCCTCCCGGAGATCGGTGGGCGGGGTGGTGAGGGCGGACAGGATGCGACGCTCGTAATCGGCTTGGGCGGCGGCTTTGGCTCCTGCAATCCCACCGTCAACGAGAATTCCTGATCCTTGCTTCCAAGGTGCCCAACATCCAGTCCCATCGATCTCCCAAACAGAATAGTGCCCGAACACGCTTTCAGCTACTTCCGTGTAGGTTCCAGAAGCGCCTTCTTTCCACTCCAGCGGCTTTACCGCCTCGGCAGGCTGCACGGATAGGGCTGCCTCTCGCACGATGACGCGATAGATATCCTCGATCACCGAGGCGTCTTCCAGCGCGCCATCAAAAACCTCGTCGATGATTTTACCCATCAGCGCACGGCTGATGCCGGCAGGCTGCGCGGATAGGGCGGCGGAACCACAAATGGCGCATGGAATGTTCGGTGCCTTCGGGTTATCTTCGCAGGCGCAGCACTTGATTTCATCAGTCACGGTCATTGCTCGACCCTTTCATATCGGCCTTTGGCCCAATTGAATTTCATGTCTGCCGGTGGCTTGCGAAAGCTGGACGGCTTCTTGATGCCGAGCGCCTTGTCCTGCATCCGCACCGTCTTTGCGGCCATCGGGATGTCGTGCTTGGTGGTCTTGTGCTTGTGGCAACGGATGCAAACTGCCGCGCAGTTCTCCAGGCTGTTGTCCTTGGAGTTAGCATCCATGATGATGTGGTCGAACTGCACGCCTGAGCCGAGCGGGGCGCAGCAGCGCTGTCCATCTGGCAACCCGTACATCTTGCCAACGGCCTCACAGGCCATCCCAGAGCGTTTCAGGGCCTCTCGCTTGGTGTGCTTGGAGAACTCCTTCCGGGCCATTCACGCGCCCTCCCTGATCATCTGCGTCTTGATATCGCGCAGTTCCTTGATGAGGTGACGGCGCGGCTTGTGTGCGCGGCGTGCGGCTGCAATCTGGGTCTCAAGCGACCGTATGCGCGGGTTGGCCCGTCGCATGCGTACGCCGGTCCACCATGTGCAGATTTCGAAGGTGATGCGGTCGAGCCATCTCATGGTTCACCGCCTTCCGCCTTGGATAAGCCAAAGAACGACAGAACCTTCTCAGCCAGGGTCGGGCGGCGCTGCCACAGCCTAAGTTCTCCTACACGGCAACAATTCCCGCCGAACATTAGCTCAACTTTGCAAAACCAACCGACGCGCTCGCATCGTCCGTCCCATGTTCTATGCACACATGTTCTGCAGGACTTAACCTGTGTCATCGTGCAGCCTCCTGCGTTTCCTGCTGATCGAGCCGTGCCATGCTGATCGCGCCAAAGCTGGCAGCCCAGACAACAAGACCGGCGATGATGGAGAGGATGAGAACCCGCGCCGTGCTTGCCACACGCGAGGCCTCAAGGATTTCATATATGGGTATCTGGCAGCACCCATCCGGGCAGCCGCAATCAAACTGGCGGGCAGGGCAGGTCATTGTGCGCTCCTCGGCTTCAGATGCTCCGGAGAGCAGTCGAGAACCTCTGCGAACCATGCGATGGCCTGTTCTTCCGTCCGCTGCTCGTTGATAACGGCCCTGATCGCCGCCACGGCTGATTTCAGTTGTCCCTCGGCAGCCCGCGACAGGTGTGAAACAAGGTTTGCCGACATCTGCCCGACGAGTGCCAACCGATCGCCAGGCGGGAGGCTCTTCTCCCGCGCCGTAGACAGGCCCTTGCGGGCAAGATCCACCAGGTGGATGCGGTCGCTGCTTGTAAGGTTGGAGGCCGAAGACGGGGGCGGATCTTCGGCCTCCCCGGACGAGGTGCAGGGTTCACTCTCGTCCGTTTTGGTATCTGCGTTCAGGTTGAACACCACGCCGCGCTCGGTGCCTTCCTTGATGATGAATTCCAGAAACTCGGTCATCTCGTCCTTCGACAGGTCTGACGATGACAGCTCGATTGGCAGAAAGGTCTTCTTGTCGAGGCTCGGCAGGAAGGTGATCTCCCGGCCGAAGGCGTGCAGAAATATTGCCTTCCATTCTGCCGGCTCGTACTTCCGGCCCGCATGGTCAAGCTGCCTGGAAACCTCTGTCAGCAGCGCCCACATCAAATCGTTTTGCGGAAGGCTGCGCTTCGTTGCCTTGATTTCGACTCGGCAGCCCTTGGACGCGCCTTGGATTATGCGGATGGCTGCGGCCTTGTCTTCGTGACTGTTCAGCACAAAAAGAGCGCGGTCCATTACGCGGCATCCCCATACTTGGCCCGGAGCGCAGCCTCCTTGTCTTCCAACTCGATCAGGAAGTCTGAGACATCGATTTCCAGCTTGGAGATGAAAGCGTGGTCTGCCGTGACGCGCTGGATGTGGATCTGCATGCTCTCCGGCAGCCTCGGGTCATAAGACACGAAATCGCACCAGCCGCGCTTTGTGCAGGCCATCTGCCATTGCATCTGCTTGAGGTACTTCCCGTCGATCTCTGCTCCGAGAAGCGTCTCTATGTGGGTTGCGGTGTTCGGGCATTTGATCTCGACAAGCCCGAGTTCACCGACAAGGCCATCCGGCGAAGCGCCAGACATCGCAATGCGCGGGTGGTCGACAAAACCTACCTCGACAACATCCTGGCCGGTCATGAACTCGTAGAGCCTCCGAGCTTCTGGCTCCATGTCAGTTCCCCACTGCATGGCCGCATTGGTGAAGCTTTCGCGTGGCTCTCCAGTCAGGCGCTCGCAAAGCAGCTCGGCCATGTAGTTCGCCCGGCTTGCGCCCCAGCCCGTCTTAGTGCGGGCTGTGGCGTCTGCGATGCGAGAGGCAGTTACCTTTCCGAGCCTCACGCGGAACCATTCGTCGGTGCGCTGGACGGTCTCAAGCATTGGCCGACCTCACAGCGCTCTGCTGCGCCCGGTAGGCAATACGGCGGCGGAGGGATGCAACAGCGTCGTTGAACTTTCCGGCCGGCAGTTCCTTCACGCTATCGATGCGCCAGTGCTCGCAAAAAGCAACCTTGTCTAGGTCTGCCTCTTCGATCAACTGGTTGAGGGCCAAGAACTGCTCCTCATTGATCACCTGAACGTTGGCTACTCCAGCTGCATGCCCATCATCGTCTTCACCGCGGCTTGTGAGATTCAGCAGTGCGCCTGCCGTGTATCGCTTGCCGTAGCTGGTGGATGATCCGACCGCTTGAACAGCATTCTTGCTGCCGCTGGTATCAGCGGGCAATTCCATCTCGGTTTCTTCCCGGTGGCCTTCCCTGTGGGCCAGGACACCGGTTACGACAATGTGCCCATCACGTTTCCCAGTTCGGAAGCTGATGCCGAAGCCATGCCTGGCCAAGATTGGCTTTATCGCCTCGTTGATGTCTTCCCAGAGCGCATACTTGCTCTGCACATTCCCGTTGCGGTCCTTGATGCCGCCGCGCTCGTTGATAACGGGCAGCTCCTTCTGCATGTCTGCAAATGCAGCATCGAAGGCAGCCTTAGCGTTTCTCGCCATGATCCGCTCCTGCATCTGCAGAAGGCGCTCCATCTTGTCGATGTCCACATTAGGGTCCAATGCAGCACGCTCGATCATATGAATTACGGCGGCGCTGTCGTTGACCGCAGGTGCTACTGCAGTTTGCGAAGGGGCTTGGATTTCGACTGCGTTTCCCATTCGATGTGCCTCCATGTTGCGTTTCGCTGCGGCCAGAACCGAGTTGCTCAGTTCGCCGATGTGCTGTTCGTTTCCGGGGATTTCGATCAACGGCTCCATGTGATGCGGGCCTCTTGGTCGATGATGTCTGCGCGCTTCTGAATGGCCTCGGCGCGTGCGAGAACAGCGGCGAGGGACAGAGCGGAAATGAGGGTGAATAGGGCGGTGCTGCGGAGGGTGGCGGTCATGCGTCACCGCCGGTCTGCACGCCGATTTCGCACAGCTTGCGGATCGCCTCGGAAAGCGTCGAGATACGGTTCTGGAAGCGCCAGTCGTTTATTGCTTCGAGCTGCGCGTCAGAGATCTTGACTTGAACCCGAACGGTTTCCCCGCCGGAAAGCTTCGGGCGGCTCATGCCTCACCGCCTTTCGCCAGCTCGGCAATGAGGGCGTCGGCGTACCAGACTGCCTCGCGGACGATCTCGTTCGCTCGCATGTACGTGCCGTCATTGCCGTTGGACCCGAGCAGCCCCTGCATAGCCAGACCCGCGAAATATTCGCGCTTTGTCATGCCGGCGTTATCCTGCCATTCAGGAAGAATCCCGGGGTGAAGCGGGAAGGCGCGTTCGTGGTGCTTTGTCATCACGCGGCCTCCGACACTGCCGAGGCCTTGACGAGCTCGCGGCGCTGGACGCTGTAGCCGAGCGCCGATGCCAGCCGGCGAAAACGCTGGTCGATCTCGTCGTTCATGTGCCGGGCGTCGGACGGATCGACCCAGCCCATGGCGAATGACCGCTTCGCGATTTCCGTCGCGTGGATCTCGACCTCGGTGAAATTGACTTCCTTCTGCATCGCGATCACTCCGCAGCTTCGAGGAATTGAACAGGGGCGGGGAACGGGAAGCCGTCGAACACGCCTTTCCATTCCAGAGATTTCCGCTGCTCGTCGGTGATGCCGACAAGCTGGTTGCGGAACGGGATTGGGGAAAGTGAAGATGCCAGCACGTCGGGGTGGCCGGCCTGAGCGAGAGCTTCACGAAGAGCGGCCGCGTGGCGCAGGTAGCCAAGGTAACGGGCCGATGCGTTCGGCGCCGCCTTGCCGGCCGCGTGCAGATTGCGGACCTTCACGATGATCTCGTTCAGATCCTTGATCGTCTCGGCGAGCGCTTCGATCTTGAGCTTTTCATGCGAGTGCATCGGAAATCCCCTTGAAATGGCGGGAATGCTGAACCTGTCCCGCCTCGCCTTGCGTCTTCAGCCCGTGGGCGATCTGCTTGGCTGATGGAGGTAAGATGCATTATGCATTCTTATGCGTCAAGAAGAAAAAGATGCAAAAAGCATTCTTTTTGTTTGACCGGCGTCACGAGGCGATATTATGGATTGCAAATCGACGGGCGACCGGGTGCAATCCCCGAGCTGGTGAAGCCCGAGGCGCGGGGAGCGAAAGTCCTACTGTGCTGCCAGAAAATGAGGACGGGACGACCGAGAGGCGGACCTGCTAATTCGACCGACCGACCGACGGTTCAAGCCGAATGCAAACGCTCCTCCTGCCTTTCAGGTTGTCCTGAGGGGTAGGGGGAGCTTTGCTTGTCTCCCTCCCTTTTCTCGGGTTCATAACCTGAATTTCAATAGAGGTTTAATACTCTTCTTGAGGTGGTAATTCTCGATAAGAAATATCTGTGATTTCAATGGCATCAGTTTTGTCAATGGTTGAAATTGCAACCGAACCAAAAAAACCGACTCGACTCTAACCGTGACTCCTGCTTTTAAATCCGTGAACGGAATGAGAACAAACAGGAGATGATCATGTCGCGTGCTCCAGTCGATCACCCAAACGCTATGCGCCTGGTTGTCGAGCTTGCGAGCCTATACGTGGCGTGTGATGATTGCGGCCATTCCCGCGTCCTGGACCTGAACAGCCTGAAGAAAGCCGCTGCGCTGGGCGTCCACAACTACATGCAGCTCTGCCGGAAAATCCGCTGCAGCGAGTGCCCGAAGGTGCCGGTGTCAGCCAGAAACTTGACGATCCGCCCGACTTGGGTGGCCGAGTCAGTCTACACTGTGGCGTGAAACACGATCTTGTGCACCGAGAACACCTGCTTGGTGTCGAAGGTGAGTTCGTTCGCTTCGCCCTCTTCGGGGTTGTGCTGCCATAGCCTGGTGACTTTCGATGACTGCGAGCGGAATTCCTTGATGTAGCTCTCGCGGCCGTTCTCTTCGTCGGTGACGATCTGCACGACGACATCGTCACCAGTCCGAACCGGCTCATTGGGATTAATCCAAACGGTTTCGCCAGCCTTGAACCGCGGCTCCATAGACGTGCCGTAAACGCGCACCGCGTAAGCGCCCTCGACGCCCTCGAGCATCGGCGGAACGAATAGTCGGCCCACCTCGGCACCATTGAGGATGAAGCGCCCGTTCGGGCCGGTCACGGACTGTCCCAGCAGCGGGATGTAGCCGTCGCTCGTGAAGCTCTCGTAACGCGGCGGGAAGCTGGCGTTCGGTCGAGAACGGAACGCCGCGGGCTCTTCACGATCGTCTTCGTCCTCAGTGTCGGCATCGCTGCCCTTGCCACGGAGCAACCAGTCCAGCGAGACCTTGAATCGGCGGGCATACAGCTCCGCCTCCCGTGTGATCCCGCGTGTACCGTTCTCGTGCTGCGCATAGGTCGAATAGGTGACGCCCAGGGATTCCGCGGCCGCTCTCGCGGTCTTGAACCCAGCTCGCTCACGCGCGGCCTTGAGCCGCTTACCAATTTCAACTGATTCTGCCATGCGCACAGTCTGCACAAAATAAAAATGCGATAGGCATTGACAAGAAAGAATGCGAAATGCATCTTATGTGCATGACGCACGAACCTACACACTCCGAAACCATCCGGACCGCGATGGCGACATTGGGTCTCAACCAGCCACGCTTCGCCGATGAACTGGGTGTTGACCAAGGCACTGTGTCCAAGTGGATCAACGGCAAGGCAAACCCGTCAGGGCCTGTCCTCAAGCTCATCGACCGGCTTCTGGCAGACCATGAGAGCCAGGCGATGGCGGAGGCATCCGAATGAGCGCCGACCTGGACGCCATTGCACAGCGAGCCATTGAGCATCGCACCCATGACAATCGAAAGCAGATCGGGAGGCCGGCGAAATGAGCTGGAACCACGACATGTCCATGGCGCCACGAGATGGCTCGCATGTGATCCTCGCTCTGTCGAACAAACAGGTACTCCGCTCATACTGGTGCGAGCCGAAAGGTGAACCGGCGCATTGGTGCATGCTGAGCCACAAGAACGACCCGGTGGCCTGGATGGCTTGGCCGGAGCATCCCTTCACAGCTGATCCCGCCGGTGCCGCAGATACGGCGGGTGATGATTTGCGCGCACCTGTTGCTGCGGAGCAGGGTCAAATTGCTCGGGAAGGGGATGCGCCCCGTGAAACCGGCCGCGTCAGCGGTGCCGCTTCGGGCCCGAGCACTGCCCCCATCATCCTTCACCATCACATCTTCCTCGACGACGTGGGGTCCGGAGCATGAACCCGGTCTACTGGACTGCGCTATCGCTGACGGTTCTCGCCCTTATGGTGCTGGCCTTCATGATCCTGACGGTCATTCAAGCGGGCAAGCGCGGCGACGAAGTGAACGATGCCGACGTAGCAGCTCCCGAAGGAGACCTGTCCTGGTGTTTCTTCGATGCTGACGATGATCGAGGTGAACGCAAATGAGCGCGGCACTTCGTGACGAGGTTCTGCATCGATTTGCATCGGTTCCTTTCGCCGAGACGGATTACAGCCCGGCCGCCCGCATCGTGCGGAAATTGGTTGCTGTCTATCCAGCGCAGATCACGGGCAAGCAGCTTGCCCAGGAAGTCTTCCAGGACCCGCTGACTGGCAATGCCTTCGCGGCTCTCTGTCTTCATTTCAACCGGGCCAATGAGGCCCTCGCTCCCTGTGGTTTGGCGATCCGGCGGAGCGGAGGGGAACCTCATAGCACGTACTTCATCACTTCAACCAAAGGGGAAACCCGCCGAGCGCCTGCTCGGTAACTTCGAACTTCGGCCTTGGCCGGCGTCCCTCTGTGCACAGGGAAAAAAGCACAGGGAACGTCGGAAATGTCCGAAAATCGATTGGAGAAATCCGAAATGTCGAGCGTCGAATTCGCATCAACAGCACTCAAGCGGCATGTGGCGCCGCGCGATTGTGCTGATTCCGTGAAAGAGCGCATCCGGATCGCGGCCCGGAAGCTCGGCTGGTCTTTCTCCAGAACCAAAGACGTCTGGTACGCCGACCCGCGCGTATCAATCGACGCCGACGAGTTGCGGGCAATCGAGGATGCAGCACGTGTCAGATACGCGCGCGAACAATTCCACTCAATCGATGAGCTCATTGCCGAGGCGGAAGCTCTCCTGGCTGGCCCTGAGGCGGATTTCTATCGCCCTCTGGTTACTGGCTTCCGCGCGGTCATTAGCGCGCTTCATCGCACCTGAATTGCCACCGGACCTGTGACGCTCCGGCGCCACAGGTTTTTTCAACACCTCAGCCGTCGGAAAATTCCGACAACCAAGGGACAAGGGACATGACCACGGGTGACAACACAAAGCTGAGTGCGGAGGATCGGCAGAAGCTATTTGCGCACCACTTCCGCAAGGAACTCGCCGCCGAGAATGCACGACGTATGGCGGTCGCCGAGAAAGCGGCGAACAGGAAGCTGGCAAAAGCAGCGGACCCGACCTTTACCGCCCAGAAGTTCGACCACTACCTGAAGGCCCATTTCGGAGAGGATGACCAGAAGCCCGTCGACAGGCTTCGGTCCGACCGGGAGAACCTCGAGTGGCTTGGCCTCATCCCTTCCACGAGCGGCGGTGATCTGCTGGCACAGGCAGACCGTGTTGACCGTGAGGGAATGACCAGGGCGAAGGGCTACAAGGCTGGGCTGCTCGGCATGGACCGGGTGTCCGGATACGACGCCGGGAGCGTCGACGACAAGCTCTGGCTCGAGAGTTACGACGCCGGCCGCACGGAGTACGAAACCGATATTCCCGACATCCTCGCCCGCATCCAGTCGTCTCAGGACAGTGAGGAGCCTCCGGAAGGCGACCCCTTCGAAGATGATGCCGACTGACTACCAGAAGTTCCCCAGACCCGGTTGACGATCCTCCTCCCAAGCCAGCCGGGCACCTGCCCGGGGCGCGAATGCCTCGGGACCCTCTCGCAGCGAAGAAAAGAATGAGAATTCACGTCGACAGCACCAGCAGAGGCGAGAGCCGACTGACCCAGCGCCAGTCAACGATCGTCACGCTCCTGTCAGACGGCAACTCGGTCAAGGAGATCGCCCGTCTGCTGGGCATCAGCATCAGGACCGTGGAGCGACACATCGATGTCGCCCGGAAATCAACCGACACCCCGAACATCGCGGCGCTGGTGGCGAAGGCCATCAGGCAGCGGTGGATCAGCTGAACAAGTGAGGAAATCAATGATCGTCATGGGTCTTGACCTTGCCACCCGGTCCGGATGGGCCGTGAGGGACAGCGAAAAGCACCGCTCGACCATCCAGTGCGGAACGTTCTCGGTTCAGGACTATGCCTGGGAGGAGAAGTACCCCGTCGCAGCAAACCTCTTCTATCGGCTCGTGAAGGAGCACCAGCCGCATTTTGTCGCCATTGAGCGGCCGGAGCATGGCGTCCGCCAGTTCAAGAAGAAGGGCAAGGCGGACTTGACGGGCAAGGAGGAGATCGTTTCGACCATCAACCCTGCCGCGCTCCAGCTTACCGGCATCGCCGGCGCCATCACTGCCATCTGCATGATGATGAAGATCCCCTTCGGTACCATCGCAGCCACCTCATGGCGCCCGATTTATTATGGGAAGGGCGTGAAGCCAGGTGAGGGAGAAGACTGGAAGGACCTCGCCATCGCCACCTGCGAGCGCGAGAAGATCAAGCTCCCCAAGACCAAGGCCGAACAGCGTGATGCCGCCGAGGCAGTGGGTATCTGCACCTGCTGGGCCCGGTGCGACATCCCGAAAATCGAGTGGATGCAGGATCGGTTCATCGCTCTCCGTACCGGAGCCTTCGAGCAGAAGCGGAGGGTGGCATGAGCGATTACGGTTCATTCCTTCGGGAGAAGGTGCGGCTCGCGCCGGCCTCCGGCATCGATATCGGGGCGCATCAGGTCAACCCGATCCTCAAGCCGCACCAGCGCGATCTCGTCGTATGGGGCGTCCGAGGTGGAAAGCGTGCCATCTTCGCCGCCTTCGGCCTTGGCAAGTCGGTAATTCAGATCGAGATCCTTCGCATCATCACGCAAGCTATTGGCGGCCGTGGACTTATAGTTCTCCCTCTCGGTGTTCGCCAGGAGTTCCGTCGCGACGGCCGTATGCTCGGCGTCGAGATCAAGTTCATCAGGTCGATAGAAGAGGCTGGGTCGACCGGCATCTACATGACCAACTATGAAACCGTCCGCGACGGCAAGATCGACCCGAACGCATTTGACGCGGCCTCACTCGACGAGGCTTCGGTTCTTCGCTCCTATGGCTCCAAGACCTATCAGACGTTCCTCTCGATGTTCGACGGCGTCCGGTACAGGTTCGTCGCTACAGCAACTCCCAGCCCGAACCGCTACAAGGAGCTGATCCACTATGCCGGCTTCCTCGGCATCATGGACACAGGGCAGGCCCTGACCCGCTTCTTCCAGCGCGACAGCACCCAGGCCAACAACCTCACGCTATATCCTCACAAGGAGCGCGAGTTCTGGCTCTGGCTCAACAGCTGGGCGATTTTTCTGCAGCGACCATCAGATCTCGGATACTCTGATGATGGATATGATCTGCCTCCCATGAGCGTGATCTATCACGAGGTGCAATCCGACATCGCAGACGGTGGCGTTGATAGAGACGGGCAGACAGTACTTTTCAAGGACGCTGCCATAGGTGTTGTGTCGGCTTCGAAAGAGAAGCGCGAGACGCTGAAAGCGCGTGTCGCAAAGGTAATGGAGATCCTGAATGTCGAAGGAATCGGAGCGGGAACGCAATGCGCGGCGCAGGCAGACCAAGGAGTATCGCGAGTATCAGCGGAACTACCAGCGCGAGCGGTATCATCGCGTCAAGGAGCAGGTGAAGGAATATCGGGAAACGCCGGCGCGGAAGGCTTACATGGCCGCGTACGTGAAGAAGAACAGGGCGAAGCACAGGCATGCGGCAAAGCTGAAAACGTACGGGCTTGTGCAGGAGCAGTTGACGGCGCTTCTGGAGCACCAGGAGCATCAGTGCCCGATCTGCCTGAAGTTCCTTGCCTATCCAGTGACACCATCGATCGACCACTCCCATCAGACAGGCGTGGTGCGAGGAGTGCTCTGCCGGAAGTGCAACGCCGCGATCGGGCTTCTGGAAGAGAACACGGACAACCTGGAGCGAGCGATCGAGTACCTGAGTATTCATCGGCGGCGCGAAATCAACAGTGTGTTATCTGGTGCGATCTCAACGACGAACAGCAAGCCATCGAGCGAGAGCTCATTGCTGCCGGCATAACGGTATCTTCGCTTTACGGCTCACAGACGCTTGATGAGCGGGAAAAGCTGCTAGACGACTGGAAAGCCGGTCGGACCACCGTGTTTCTGTCCAAGCCGACCATGTATGGGTCCGGTGTCAATCTGCAGCAATGCAGCAGGATGATCTTCTCCGGGATCACCTTCAAGTTCAACGACACAATCCAAGCCATTCACCGGGTCTACCGCTTCCTACAGTCGGCGCCCGTATCCATTCACATCATCTACGCCGAGAGCGAGCGCGAGGTTCTCCGCACGCTGCAGGGCAAATGGGAAGCGCACAATCACATGGTGGCGAACATGAGCGAGATCATTCGCGAGCATGGGCTCGACAAACTGTCAGCGGCCGAGGTCCTGACCCGAACCATTGGCGTTGAGCGCATCGAGGCGAGAGGAGAGGGTTGGCTGGTGGCGAATAACGATTGCGTCGAGGAAGCCCGGGCAATGGCTGACAACTCCGTCGATCTGATCGTGACCTCGATACCGTTCTCGAACCACTACGAGTACACCCCGAGCTACAACGACTTCGGTCACACGGACAGCGATGACCACTTCTTCCAGCAAATGGACTTCCTGACGCCTGAGCTCCTGAGGATCCTCAAGCCAGGCCGTGTCTATGCCTGCCACACGAAGGACCGGATCCTCTTTGGCAATGTGACTGGCATGGGTATGCCCACGGTCAACCCGTTTCACGCCCGCACCCTGTTCCACACGACCAGCCACGGCTTCGCCTACATGGGGATGATCACGGTCAACACGGACGTCGTGCGCGAGAACAACCAGACCTATCGGCTCGGATGGACCGAGAACTGCAAGGACGGGACCAAGATGGGTGTGGGCTCGCCAGAGTACATCCTCCTCTTCCGGAAGTTGCCTTCGGACACCTCGAAAGCCTACGCCGACGAGCGTGTGACCAAACAGAAGGAAGACTACACACGCGCCCGCTGGCAGGTCGACGCGCATGCATTCTGGCGGTCCTCCGGCGACCGGCTCCCAACCCCCGAGGAGCTGGCAACCCTTGGCCCAGACCTGCTCGCCAAGGCTTTCACCGAGTGGACGCTCAACAACGTTTATGACTACGAGACACACATCCGCATCGGTGAGGCGCTGGAGAAGCGCGGGGCCTTGCCATCAACATTCATGAGCCTCGCCCCGGGCGCCCACGACCCGTTCACCTGGCATGACGTCAACCGCATGCGCACCCTCAACGGGGACCAGACGAAGAAGGGGTTGGAGAACCACATCTGCCCTCTGCAGTTCGATATCGTCGACAGGCTGATCAAGCGCTTCTCGAATGAGGGCGAGCTTGTCTTCGACCCCTTTGGTGGGCTGTTCACCGTCCCATATCGGGCGCTCAGGTTGAAGCGCCGCGGGCGCGCCGTCGAACTCAATCCCGGCTACTTCCTCGACGGGATCAAATACCTCGAGGCGATGGAGCGCGAGATTTCCACCCCCACCATGTTCGACATCTTCGAACGGGGAGGTGAAGCAGCATGAACGCCATGTCCATTGACCGGTCCAACATGGACCGCATCACGGAAGACGATGCATTCGCGGCCGCCGAGGTGTTCTTCGCCTGCATGTTTGCCAACAACGATGTGCTGAAGGATGCGGGCCTGGCCGCCGAGGACTTCGGGGAATGGATTCACCAGGTCATCTACGATCGCGCCCTTGAGCTATACCGTACCACCCAGAACGTAAATCCAGTCGCCCTGAAGCCATTCCTCCCGAAGCATCTGGAACGCATGGACTGCACGCCGGCCCAGTACCTCTCTCGCCTTGCGATGGCGGGGGCAGACCCGACGCTGCGAGACAGGCTCGAAGGTTCCATCCAGATCATCAAGGGCGTTGCGCTCGCCCGATATCTCGCGCGTGAGGCCGATACGGTCACCGAGCTGTCGAGGGAAGGGCATGGGCTTCTCACCCTTCTGGACGAAATCGACCATCTGCAGTCGCGCATCAAGGATGTCTCTGGTCGGCTCTCCTCGCTCCGGTCGACTGTTTCGCCTGGCTCCGCCTACCTTCAAATGTTTAGCCATTCATCCAACCGGGATGGCGTTGTCGGCGTTCCGATCGCTCTGCAGGAGATCGCCCACGTTCTCTCCGAGCCGGTTTTCGAAGCCGGGAACCTCTATGGCCTTCTGTCGAGCTCCGGCGAAGGCAAGTCATCGCTCACGATGCAGTTGATCCACAAGCCGCTAATGGCCGGCCATCCTGTTCTCTTCCTCTCCTACGACCAGTCCGCGGCGCAATGCATGCGCCAGATGATTGCCCAGAACCTCGGCATCAGTGTCCGCCAGCAGCGCGACCCGATGCGAATGATGACCCAGCAGGAGCGTGACCAGTGCGTCAAGTTCGCGATGGATATGGACAGCCGTCCATTCGAAATCATCCGCTGTCAGCGCGAAGGTGTCGCCCAGCTGGTGGCGTATGCCCGCCGGTTCATCAAGCAGCGCCGCAATGGGAACACGCCCTTCATCGTCATTGACCACATCGGCAAGGTGAAGCCGCGAGACCCGAAACTGTCTCCTGATCGCATCTCCGGTGAGGTGACGGCTGAGCTAAAAGCTTTAGCCAACGAGACCGACAGCGCGGTCCTGATCCTCACACAGCGCAATAGCTTCGGCACCCGTCGGGATAACCCGAGGCCCATCGCTGCCGACCTTTATGGCGGCGAGGGGGCGAAGGCTGACTTCGACGCTATCGTCTACCTGTACCGCCCGGAGAAATACAAGGCGGAGCGAATGGCCACGGCCGCCACTGACGCCGACTGGAAGAAGATCAACAAGGTCTTCGGAGAGGATGTCGAGGGAATAGCCGAGATCGGCTCCGTGAAGGTCCGGTTCGGCGATCCCACCATCAAAGAACGCCTCAAATTCGAGGCCGAATTTACCCGCTACGCCCCCATGAAGCCTGCTCGAGCAGAGGAGTTCGATTTCTGATGTCTACGACAGCAACGCGGGCCATCGCGCCCCTGACCCTCCCTGACGTCATCCCCTGTCAGGTCACTACCAGCCCCCCGGAACTTCGCCTGGTAGCACCGACAGCGTTGAGCGTTGACGACAGCTATCAGCGCGGGCTTTCCGAGCGCTCGATCAAGCTTATTCGCAAGATCGTTTCGGAATGGAGCTGGACCGCATTTAAGCCGCCGGTAGTGGTCGAGGTCGATGGTCGCCTCGATGTCATTGACGGTCAGCACACGGCCATAGCGGCAGTGACGCATGGTGGAATCGAGACGATCCCTGTTCTGGTTGTGCAGGCTGCCAGCCAAGAGACCCGAGCGAGCGCCTTCGTGCGACACAACCGAGACCGAATCCAAGTCACGGCCACCCAGCTCCACAACGCCATGGTAGCCGCTGGCGATGAGGATGCTGTGACCGTCTTCCAGGTATGCGAGCGGGCCGGCATAAAGATTCTTCGCAATCCTCCCGCGATGGGCAAGTTCCAGCCCGGAGAGACACTCGCTGTCAGCACCATCAACATGCTTGTGAACCGCCGCCATGCCGCGGGCGCCCGCAAGGTGCTCGACGTGTGCGCGGCCACCAATGCCGCCCCTGTCCCGGCGCATATGATCAAGGCCGTCGAGCACCTGATGCATGCAAAGGAATACCAAGGCGAGATCGATCCCGACCGGATCAGTTCTGTCATCGTTGCCAAGGGCGCTTCGCTCGACAATGAGGCGCAGCGCTTTGCCGTAGAGCGCAAGGTGCCGTTCTGGCGAGCCTATGCCTCGGTCATCTTCATGAACCGCAAGGCTCGTCGAAATGGATGATCTGATCGAACAGCAGCAGAAGCGGATCTACGAGCTCGAATGCCGCGTGCGCGAGCTTGAGGAAGAGCTGATGCCTTCCACCGTTGCAATCCCGCTGGAATGGGGCCTGCCGCGCTGCGAGGCCCGCATATTCGCCATGCTCACGACCCGCGATGTGGTGCCCAAACAAACGCTCCATCTCGCGCTCTATGGCGACCGGTTCGACGGACACGATTACCCACCGCAGCTGGTGGAATCCCACATGAGCAAACTTCGCAAGCGGGTGGCGCCGTTCGGCGTCAAGATCACTGGAAAAAGGTTCGAGGGATACCGCCTCCACAACAGGCACCGCTTCATCTCTCAAGCAGCTGCGCCATCAACAAATCCGAAAATCAAAAGTTCTGAGGAGCAAAGCCTCTGATGTCGATCCTTTCCCTTTTTCCTCCGTCCGAGAATTGCGCCACATACCAGGGCGAGCCGCCGCACCTTCGGCTGATCGTCGACAGCTTCGCCGGCGGCGGCGGCGCTTCGACCGGCATCGAAATGGCCCTCGGCCGTTCGCCGGATATCGCGATCAACCACAATCCGGCGGCACTGGCGCTGCATGAAGCGAACCACCCGCAGACGCTTCACCTGTCCGAAAACGTCTACAAGGTCGATCCTCTGGACCATCTGCGCGGCCGGCATGTCGGCCTGATGTGGTTCTCACCGGATTGTTTCCCATCGGGCACTATGATCCTGACGGATCGCGGATACCGCCCCATTGAGACCATTCAAGAGGGTGATCGCGTTCTGACCCACGCGGGGCGCTATCGCCGGGTCTACGCCACGATGCGGTCGGAGAAAGCCGTACGCAATATCGATGTGCAAGGTGTTCCGACGATCACCGTGAGCGATGAGCACCCGTTCTACGCTCGGGCAATGCACAACGTTTGGGACAATGCGAACCGGCGCTACCAGCGTACCCTCGCACCAGCCGCCTGGGTACTTGCGAAGGATCTCCGAACTGGAGCTGCGCCAATGAATGCCGCCGGCGGTGACCGGCATTTCTGCGCAACGCCGTGCTCCTTCGAGCACATCGCCATTCCCGAGGTGGGAGGGCGCGGCATCGCCATCGATGAGCGACTGATGTGGCTTGCTGGCCGCTACGTCGCGAATGGGTGGACACGGCTCTCAATAAACCGCGCAGAGCTTGTATTGGTCTGTGGCAAGCACATCGCAGACGATCTTGCCTCCGAGCTTTCATCTTGGCCGAAGACGGGTGACCGTGCCGCCGCGGGAGAGCTTACCTGGCACAGGCGTGACACGGCGACCGCCCACCAGTTCTCGACAAACAATCGTGGATTGGTCGAGTGGCTTCGAAATGAATTTGGGCACGGCAGTTCAGAAAAAAGCTTCCCCGCATGGGTATTCTCAGCGCCGGAAGCATATCGTCGGGCCCTTCTGAGGGGCTATGCTTCCGGAAATGGCAGCAAAGTCGATACGGGCGCCAACATAGTCACAGAGACGGTGACGGTGTCGAAGGCCCTTGCTCTTTCAACAAAAGCGCTCGTCGAAAGTCTGGGATACACTGCAACGGTGGCTCAGCCGCGCAAGAATCCCTTGTCGATCGAAGGTCGCACGGCAACCACAAGACCGTCATACCTGGTTCGTTGGCGCGAGGTTGCTTCACGATCACAGACGGTGCGCGATCACCTTCACAATTGGTCTCGTGTACAGCGGGTTGGTGAACCGACCGAAGTCGTTCAGGTCTTCAACATCTCAGTTGAAGAAGACGAAACCTATGTCGCAGATGGAATCGTTGTTCATAATTGCAAGCACTTCTCCAAGGCGAAGGGCGGCAAGCCAGTCGAGCGCAACATCCGCGACCTCGCCTGGATCATCCCCGGCTGGATCGAGCGCATCCAGCAGAGCGGCGGCAAGGTCGACGTCGTCGCCATGGAGAACGTCGAGGAATGGAAGGACTGGGGGCCGCTCGTCGAAACTGAGCGCGGGCTCTATCCGTGCCCGGATCGCAAGGGCCAGACCTTCAAGCAGTGGTGCAAAGCGATCAAGAAGCTCGGCGGCAAGATCGAGTGGCGCGAGCTGCGCGCTTGCGACTTTGGCGCCCCGACGATCCGCAAGCGGCTGTTCGTCATTATCCGCTTCGACGGGGAGCCGATTGTCTGGCCGGAGCCTTCCCATGGCGCCCCGACCGACCCTGACGTGATCAGCGGCAAGAAGCTGCCCTGGCGCACGGCTGCCGAATGCATCGACTGGTCCTTGCCGTGCCCGTCGATCTTCGACACCTCGGCTCAGATCTGGGAAAAGCACGGCCTGCGCGCTGTTCGCCCGCTGGCCGACAACACCCTTGCTCGAGTCGCCCGCGGCATGAAGCGTTACGTGCTGGATGCGGAGCGGCCCTTCATCGTCAACCTGACGCACGGCGCGCGGCTCGAAGACCTCGACCAGCCCTTCAACACGATCACGGGGGCTAACCGGGGAGAGAAGGCGATCGTTTCGCCTTCCCTCATCTCGGTTGCCCACGGCGACAGCGGTGGACGCCGGGAATACCCGCTGGACGATCCCTATGGTGTCGTCACGGCTGGCGGAGTGTCGCATGCGGTTATCGCCCCCTCCATCCAGCGCTTCAACACCGGCGCGACCGGCAGCGGCGCGGATGAGCCCATGCCGACGGTCACGGCGAACAGCTTCATCAAACGGCCCGGCGGCGCGGCCCCGCTCGGCGTCCTCGCTCCTCACCTGATGACGATGCGCAACGCGGGCAAGCCCTTCAACGGCGCAGATGAACCGGCGCACACGATCACCGCTGGAGGCGCTGGCCTATCTCTTGTCGCGCCGGTTCTGTCCTATGCACAGCAGGGCGGCGGCAATCGATCGGTCGAAGACCCGCACCACACGATCTGCGCTAGCCCGAAGGATCAGAACTCGGTCATCGTCCCAACGCTGGTCGGCTGCGGCGGCCGGGCCGGGCAGAGCCGCCCGCGCGCCGGGGATGAACCGGCGGCGACTATCACGGCCAAGGCCGATTCCTGTGTGGCGACCGCTTTCATCGCGCAGCACAACAACGACAGTCGGCGGATCGGCGGCGTCAACCCGGGCCGTCCGGCTGATGAACCGCTCTCGACCGTGACCGCGACCGGTGCGCAGCAGAGAGCCGTGGCGGCTTTCATCGCTCGGCAGTTTGGAACCTCGACCGGGCATGCAATCGACAGCCCGTCCGCGACTGTCATGGCAGACGGCGCTGGCAAGTCCCAGCTCGTCGCCCCGTTCCTCCAGGCCTATTACGGCACTGGCGATGGTGGTGAAGAAGACCAGCCCGCCCGGACGATCACGACGAAGGACCGCCACGGCCACGTCGAGGCGGCGCTCGACGCCCCGCCTTTCACCGAAGCGCAGGCCGGCCGCGCCCGGGAGGTTGCCGACTTCCTGCGCGCTCAGGGCTTCTGGGACGAGCGGGAGTTCGCCACGATCCAGATCGGCGGCAGCACCTTCGTCATCGTCGATATCGGCATGCGGATGCTCACGCCCCGCGAGCTCTATAACGCGCAGGGCTTCCCGCCGGACTACGAGATCGAGCGCGCGCCGGACGGCACCGTGTTCCCGAAATCAGTCCAAGTCTCCTGTGTCGGCAACAGCGTCTCGCCGCCCGTTGCCCGGGCACTGATCGCAGCGAACTGCGGCCACATGGCAGTCTTCCGGGAGGCAGCGGAATGAACCAGTTCAGCATCGGAGCGCAGGCTGTCGCCGGCGGTTACATCGCGTGGTTCCGTCGGGTCCACAAGGCGGACAACGAGATCCTTCTGGGCAAGGGCGGACAGCCCATCATCTACGCCACGAAGGCGGAAGCGAAGGCCGCGGCGGGGGAGCGCCTGTGCGCCTACATTAACGGGTCGCTGGTGCGTGACGGGGAGAAGCTTCAGGCTCGATCTGAGGCCGACGCGGTGTTCAATCTCAAGCCCTTCGTCAAGCAGCGTGGCAAGTCCCGTCGAATTCAGGTGGAGCGGAAGGGAGGTGCGGCATGAACCTTGAGTTCCACGCCCGCACCTATTCCAGCCTCGCAGAGCAGCAGGCGGAAATCCGCAAACGCCGCGCTAGGCTTGGCCTTGTCGGCAATCGCCGATCCGTCAAGGAGTCCACGGTTGAGGATGCCCGGCCGGAGCCAGTCGAGGTCAAGAAAGTAGATCCGCCTCCACCAGCGACCGTCCATGTTGTGACGCCATCAGAAGTGAATTTCCAACCGGCGCTCGCCGTCGGTCGGGTGAAACAGTACCTGAAGCGGCGGTGCGAGGATCTGGATGTTACCGTGGACATTCTCAAGATGCGCTCCCGCTCTCGTCCTCTTGTTCGCCTCAGGCATCAGATCTGGTGGGAGCTGCGGATGAAGTTCCATCTCTCCTACACCGACATGGCTATTCGCTTTGGAGGCCTCGACCATACGACCGTGATGCACGGCGTCCACAAGTTCCAGGCTGCCATCGACGCCGGCGAGGTGCCGAACCCCCTGACCGGTCGCCTCGAGCCGAAGGAGGGGTAGGGATGGCGATTGATCCTGCGGTCATTTCCCTGTGTGCGGAGGTCGGCATCGAGTGCATCGAGGGCACCGCCTATCCCAAGCTGGGGCAGACGCGGGCTCATCGCACGATCAGACGGATCGTCAAGAAATACGGGGAGGCGCACGCTCGCCTCGTCCTTGTCACGCTCGCCGACACGGCGAACAACAAGGCCTGCCTCGACGAGCATTGCCTCTGGGCGACTTCTGACTTGGTCCGAAAGTTCCGGTCGGAGATCGAGCAGGATTCGACCTTCTGGTTGGAAGTCTGGGACCGGCTCCCTGTCGGCTTCCTTCAAAGCAGGACATTGGAAATGCGCGGATGGGTGAGGCAGCGGGATGCACTTGCTGCTATGATCTACGAGCGGTTGCGCCGCGTCTTCGGACAGCCAGACCTATTGGAGGAATGACATGACCCCGGAACAGATCGAAAAGCTCTTCGTGACGGCCGCCGAAATCGAGCGCAAGCTTCCGCCAATGGGTGAGCGGCCGGCGAGGCTCAAGGCGCAGGCCATCCCTTTCATGCTTCCCGAGGGTGAGGCAAAGCCAGGGCGGTCGCTCCGACCCCGTGAAGTCTCCCACTGGGAACTCTGCAACGAGCTCATGCGATTTGTCCCGAGAGAGCGCGATCGGCGCTGCCTGTGGGCGTGGGCTATGGGAGAAGCGGGCACACTGCGCGACCCTGCCAGCGGAGAAAGACTGAGCTTCTCGCGCTGGTGCGATAAGGTGGAGGGCATCCACCGGAACACGGGTTCGCACCGCCAGAAGGTGGCAATTGCATGTATTGCTGCAATTTTTCTTCGTAACACATTGGCAGATATACGAAAGCTGCAAAAAGAGGCGTTGCAAAACGAGCCTGAAATCAGCGATAAATCTGCCAACATGAACGAACCGCGAGAATGGAGCTGGAGGGCTCCCGGAGCCTTCACCGCAGAGGCGGTGCCCGAGGCAAGAGACTTCTCCTGGGCCGAACAGCGGAACGAAATGAGGCGCAAGCGGGAAGCCGCAGCGCGTTAAAGGGATACACCCCGGAGAGGGCGCACCGAAGGCCGCAAGGCTGGAAGCCCATTGAGATGTGGTCTTGGGCCTCATCCGCTCCGGCGCCGAGGGTGCTAGGCGTCGGCAGTATTCGCCCGAATGGGCATCGAGAGAGCGACCCCGGTACCATGAGGGCAAGCGCTGAAAGATGGTGATCAGGGTGGCCCGGCGTAGGGGCAGGTGGGTGGCATCACCTTCGAAAGGACGCATCAAACCCGCCCGGTTCGCCGCGGCGGGTTTTTGATTTCGGGGCCATGCGCCCCAGACAGGCCGTGTGACCGCCTTCGAAGGGTGCACGGGACGCGCCGGAAGCACGGGATGTGCGGGCAGCCCTATCCTACGGGTATCAGGGGCCACGGGATCAACGCGGGCGGAGGGAGAAGGCGGCATCATTAGGATGGTTGGCAGAGCGGCTTAATGCAGCGGTTTGCTAAATCGCCGGGCCTTCGCGGTCCCGTAGGTTCAAATCCTACACCATCCGCCAGTTCAGATCGGGAGTTGCGGCAGCATCGCGTTGTTGCCGATTGGTGATATGCCCTCCCGGAGCATTCCCAGCGCCCTAGAGATGGGGCTGGCCACATGAACGCTTCCGGTCAACCGGGCATGTGGCGAGACGAAAGACCGGCAGGCAAGTTGCTGCTACGGCGATGCCGCAGGACGAAAGCCTGATAGCGAGGCGCGGAACGGGTCAACATACCGGTCTACGGCGCGGAGTGGGGAAGCCCCAGCCTCGAAGTTTCGCCAGCATAGCTCAGTAGGTAGAGCGCCTGCCTTGTAAGCAGGATGCCGTGGGTTCAATTCCTGCTGCTGGCACCATTTATAGCAGAAACCCGCTACCCGCGGATAAACCCGATCAAAGCTCCTCCCAGGAGATGCGGTGCCCGCCACCAGCCGAAGCCAGTGGCGGGCACATTGTTAAGAGGCAACCCCATGATACATGCCGTGTAGACCGAGTTTATTGGCTTGCTGCTGAGCGACGATGTTCGCTTCAGCATGAGTGCTGAATGGGCCGATGAGCTTGTGCTTGTCGGCTTCCCATACCGCAACCCAGTGGCCTCTGATCGTGTAGCCCATCGTGACTTTCGTCGGCGTCATTGTGAAGACCTTTCGATTCTATCCGGGCACATCGCCCGTTCGAATCAGTACCATCGAGATGGTTGTCTCCATCTTCGCTGGCCAGATGGTCAGCCTTCTTAGCCCGAAAGGAAGCGACATGCGCATGATCCGAAGTATCTTCGGCGCCCTCGCAATGATGGCGCTCTCAGTCTGTGCCGCCATGCCGGCCGCCGCCGTGCCCATCGATCCAGGTATCAGCATGGCGCTGAACGCCAGCGCGGACCGGCAGGCCCCGGCGACCGCCGTCGAGCATCTCCAGATCGTGGCCATCGCGCCCGATGCGCAGAAGCTGCAGCTGCCCGCCATGGGTCGAAGTATCGCCTATGCTGGCCAGACCATGAATGCCGCCTCCACCGAGACCAGCCCGCCGGACAGCGCCAGCGATTACTCGCTCAGTCGCTACCGAATGCGATGCTGATCCCGCTTGCCTGAAAGGGGGACGGGGCCGAAAGGTCCCGTTCCAGTCGTCACGGTTGCTGCCTTCCGGGAATGTCGTAGTCTTCTCGCTTGCGCCAATAACGGCCGCTACGGCTCCATACAGCATCAGGTGTCAGCTTGTTGAAAGCCTTCAGCACATCCGGCCTAATGCCCAGGTTCCCGTTGCTGTTAGTAATGGTCAACGCTTCGTCTAGGTCGTGGATATGTCCTACCGCGTGCTCTTGATAAAGAGTGCCATCTTTTTGGAGTTCCGAAGCCATCCACCTCGCCGCCGCTTGGACGGTCATTTCTTTTCATCCTCTGCAGGGATCACAGCATCCCTGTGGAACATCGCCTTCTCGTTCTTTTGACCCGCAAACCACGACGTGTGAACGGTGTCGCCGGTGATCAAAATAACGGTCATTTTTGGTCCGCCCGACTTCAACTGTACGATATCCCCGATCTTAATTGCCATGTCGCTTGCTCCCTTTACGCTTTCTGAAACTGGCTCATCCCAGCTTCTTTGAAAAACAATCAAAGCCTGCATCAGGAAATCAAACATGTCCAGAGGTGGTAAGCGAGACGGCGCGGGTCGCAAGGCCGGGACGCCGAACAAGGCCACGCAAGAGCGGCAGAAGAAGGTTGCATCCACGGGCATCACCCCGCTTGATTACATGCTGAAGGTAATGCGCGACAGCAAGGCTGACCCGTCGCGGCGCGATGAAATGGCCAAGGCCGCCGCGCCCTATGTCCATCCGAAGCTTGCCAGCACCCAGCATACCGGGCCGCGGGGAGGCCCCATCCAAACCGTAGATTTATCGAAGATGAGCGATGAAGACCTCGACAGGCTTGAAGCTATCATCGGTCCAATTGCCGTCACTGGCGGAGATCCGGGCGGAGAGGGCTAGGCGCGCAGCAGAGGCGGAACGAGAGCGCGTAGCCAGAGATGCCGAGCGCATCCGCGAGCGCTGCAAGACCCTGGCCGGCTTTGTTTCCGAGGCGTGGCCGATACTCGAGCCGAAGGCAAAGCTCGTATGGGGCTGGCCCCTGCAGGCGATGGCCGAGCACCTCGAGGCGGTGACGCGAGGGGACATCACCCGGCTGCTGACGAATTGCCCTCCGGGCTTGATGAAGTCGCTTCTGCACTCGGTCTTCTGGCCGGCATGGGAGTGGGGCCCCGCCGGTCTCCCACACATGCGGTACCTGACATCGTCCTACAGTCAGGAAAACGTGCTGCGCGACAACACGAAGATGCGCCGGCTGGTGGAGAGCCAGTGGTTCCAGTCGCTTTGGCCGGAAGTCCGGATGTCTCCGGATCAGAACGCCAAGGGGAAGTTCGAGAACACGAAGTCGGGCGCCCGCGAAGGCAGGCCCTTCGCCTCGATGACCGGCGGTCGCGGTGATCGGGTGATCATCGACGACCCTCATTCGACCGAAACTGCAGAGAGCGAGACCGAGCGCAAGAACACCATCCGCATCTTCCGGGAATCCATCTCCGACCGACTGAATGATCCCGAACGGTCTGCAATCGTGGTGATCATGCAGCGCCTGCACGAGGGCGATGTATCGGGCACCATCATCAAGCTCGGCTTGCCGTATGTGCACCTTTGCCTGCCGATGGAGTACGAGGCTGGGCCGTTTAAGCGGGATGGAAGGATCATTGACCCGGAGTCGCCGAACGCCATCGGCTTTGTCGACCCCCGGTCCTCCGAGGGCGAGCTCCTCCTGCCAGAGCGCTTTAGTCGCGAGGCCGTCGAGGGCCTGAAGAAGGCCAAGGGTGAATACGCCTATGCCGGCCAGTACCAGCAGCGACCGACGCCCCGCGAGGGCGGTCTGTTCAAACGGGAATGGTTCGACGGCAAGATGATCAACTCTGCACCGCCGGGGACTGTATGGGTTCGCCATTGGGACTTGGCCGCCACCAAAGATGCAAAGGCGGCGCGCACTGCTGGCGTGAAGCTCGGCCGCGCGCCGGATGGGTCTTTCATCGTCGGGCACGTCGTCAAGACCCAAGAGGAAGGCGCAAGGGTCCGCGCTCTGATCAAAGGCACCGCCGAGATCGACGGCAAAGACGTCGAGATCAGCCTTCCTCAGGACCCGGGCCAAGCCGGCAAGGTCCAGGCGCAGGACATGGTTCTTCTGCTCGCCGGCTGGAAGGTAAAGGCTCAACCGGAAACCGGGGACAAGGTAACCCGTGCCGAGCCATTCTCCAGTCAGTGCGAGGCGGGCAACGTCTACATCGTCAAGGGGGAGTGGAACGAGAGCTACCTCGATGAGCTCTGCCTCTTCCCCGGCGGAGCTTTCAAGGACCAGGTGGACGCAACATCCGGTGCCTTCGGGCGCCTTCTGAAGCCACGGGCACCGGTTGCCGCGACTGGCGCAACTCGCAGGAACTGAGATGGACAAGAGCAACGATCCCAGCACTCCGAGCCTTGCCCATCAGGCCCTGTCCGAGTGCTGGGCCATGATCCGGGCGATCCGGCGCGGCGCAGCCGCTATTCGGGAGGCGGGGGAGAAGTACCTCCTCAAGTTTCCATCGGAAAGCAAGGAGGAGTACTCCCGCCGCTTGAAATCCTCCCCTTGGCGGCCGGAGTTCATGGATTCGCTCCAGACCCTCAGCGCCAAGCCCTTCACCAAGGAGGTGAAGCTGGCGGAGGACGCAACCCCGGCGTTCGAGGATATCGCCCAAAACATCGACGGGCAGGGGAATAACCTGCACGTCTTCGCCAAGGATGTTTTCGAGGGCGCGGTGTCCATGGGTGCCCATGGCATCCTCGTCGACTTCCCGACGGGTACCGGAGCGGTCACGCTCGCCCAAGAGCGGGCGCAAGGCGTGCGCCCTTATTGGGTGCCGATCAATGCCGACGATATCCTCGAGGTGACCACCGAGCAGCGGGGAGCCAGCCGCGTGGTGACGTACCTCCGGATCAAGGAAAGCCGGATCGAAAAGACGGGCTTCGAACAGAGACGGGTGCCGCTCATTCGCGAGATCGAGCCAGGCGCTTTCCGTGTCTGGAGGGAGGAGAAGAGGGCCGACAAGACCGAGTGGGTGCTCGACAGTGAAGGCGCCATGACACTCGACGAGGTGCCGTTCGTCTTCTTCGCCACCGCAGACAAGGAGGGCGACCAGTACGTGCGCCCGCCGCTTCTCGACCTGGCTGACATTCAGATCGAGCTCTACAACGCGCTGTCGAAGAAAGAGCAGACCTTTACCATCGCCGCATCGCCGATGCTGACTGCGAATGGCATGGCGGCGCCCGATGACGATTCTGCAATCGAAACCGGGCCGGGCAGGGTGCTTTATGCTCCCGGCGGTGAGGGTGTGAACGCCAGCTGGGACTACATCCAGCCGAACGCGGCCAACCTGAAGGAGATCCGGGAGGACATCCGCGAGATCATCGAGGACATGCGCCGCATCGGCATGCAGCCTATGACCCAGAAGTCAGGCAATACCCCGGCGCTGGCGTTCCAGTTCGACGGCGAGAAGAGCTTCACGGTTCTCCAGTCCTGGGCCCTCGGTTTGAAGGATGCGCTCGAGCAGGCATTCGTCTTCACTGCCAAATGGATGAAATCGGAAGGGCAGGCGCCGAGCGTCATGGTCCATACCGATTTCGCTGTCGGCCTCTATGGGGCCCAAGAGGTGAACGCGCTGCTCGAGGCTCGCAAGGAGGCTCAGATCAGCCAGGAGACCTTCTGGGATGAGATGCAGCGCCGGGGTGTTCTCGGCCCACAGTTCGACCGGGAGGCGGAGAAGGAACGGCTGGCGATCGAAAACCCGCCATTTGACCCTGAGGGGCAACTCGATCCGGTTGTGGCTTAGCCCAGCCCGAGCGCCTTAGCCTTCTCCGAGACGGGGCATTTCGCCATCTCGGCCCTCAGTTCGTCGATGAAGCCCTGAAGTAAGAGGTAGCCGCTCCAATGGCCCTCGGAGTTCTCCGGCGAGGTCACCAGGAGGGTTGCCAGTTTGTCTGCCTGGAAGACAACCACATCGCACAGCGCGACAACTGCCGATGTTGGCTCGATGAGTGCCACTGCATTGGAAAGGCATGCTCGCACGTTGCGCGAGAACTGCCCTGACCGCCTGCTCACGCCCTTTGCGTCAGCAAGGATGATGTCGAGGTAGACTTCGAATGCGCGTTCAATTTCAGGCTCTTGGTGCGAAAGCTGATAGTCCGCGCAGTTAGCGGCCGCGGAGACGAACTGTCTATTGTGGAGGTCCCTCTCCGGGTTTTCCCGGAGATATCTCCAGAACCCCCAACTCGATCGGGAGTTGCGCAGAACCGGGCGCTCCGGCGCCCGGCTCAATGACCTGTGCCTGTCGTGCGGATGCCGCGGGCGAAACGCGGCGGATGCCGCATAGCAAGGGCGGATGCCCGGAAAGACTACCCCGATGAAGCTCAAGCTCGTTGAAATGAATGGCGTCACCTATGCCGAGGTGCAGGACGGCAAGCCGGTATACGAGACCGACGACGGCAAGACCGTGGCCTTCGATGCGCCCGGTACCGTCGCAACCATCACCCGCCTCAACAACGAGGCCAAGACCCACCGCGAGGCCAAGGAAGCCGCAGAGGGCAAGCTTAAGGCCTTCGAAGGTCTGGACGCCACCACCGCTCGTGACGCCCTCGACAAGCTCTCGCGGATCGATGCCAAGAAGCTGGTGGACGCCGGCGACATGGACGCCGCCATCCAGACCGCACTCAAACCTGTGCAGGAGCAGCTGGCAGCCGCGATCAAGGACAAGGAAACGCTCACCTCCTCCCTTAACCGGGAAGTCATCGGCAACGCATTCGGCCGCTCCAAGTTCGCCTCGGAGAAGCTGACCCCGGCCGGCGTCGACCTGATCCGCACGCTCTACGCTGATCGCATCAAGGTCGAGGACGGCAAGCCCATCGGCTACGACCAGAACGGCCAGAAGATTTACTCCAAGGCCCGACCCGGTGAGGTCGCCGACTTCGACGAGATCGTCGAGAGCCTGGTCGACAGCTATGCCTTCAAGGATCACATCCTGAAGAGCACCGGCCACAACGGCACCGGCAAACAGCCTGGCTCCGATGGTACCGGCAGCGGCCGCAGCATGAAGACGAGCGAGTTTCAGGCGCTCGCTCCCAAGGACCGCGCGGCCTTCATGGAAAAGGGCGGCACGCTGGTCGATTGATCGCCGCATATCTGCCGCGCCCGGATGGGTGGCGGTGTCACGGGCTGGATGGCCCACCCAACCCAAAGACAATTCCATCCCATCCACGAAAGGTAAACTGAGATGGCGAATACGCTTACCTCCCTCGCACCCACACTCTTCTCCGCTGCAAAGGAAGTGGCCAATGAGCCCTTCGGCGTGGTCGGTGCGATCAACACCACCTTCGACGACAAGGGCGTTGCCAAGGGGGACAAGGTCTCGGTCGACGTGGCCCCGGTCCGTGCGGCTTCCGACTTTACCCCCGCCAACGTTTCCTCGACGGGCGGGGATTCCACTGGCTCGAAGATCGACGTGACCATCTCCAAGTCACGCAAGGTCGACTGGCACCTTACCGGCGAACAGCAGCGCTCTCTGGAGAACGGCGGGATCAACCAGGACTGGGTGAAGCAGCTGATCGCCCAAGGCATGCGCACTCTGCGTAATGAGGCCGAAGTCGATGCGGCTATCGCGGTGAAGCTCGGTGCCTCGCGCGCATACGGCACCGCAGGCACCACGCCGTTCGCCACCGATCTGCAGGCGCTGACCAACGCCCGCAAGATCCTCGTCGACAACGGCGCTCCCAAGGCGGACATGCAGATGGTGTTCGACACCAACGCTGGCCTCAACCTCCGCAACCTCGGTGTGCTGCAGAATGCCTATCAGGCGGGCAGCGACCAGGAGCGCCGCACGGGCGAGTTCCTCCCGCAGATGGGCTTCCGGCTGTCCGAGAGTGCCGGCATCGGCATTCACACCAAGGGCACCGGCTCTGGCTACCTGATCAACAACGCTGCTGGCTATCCGATCGGGGCGACCCAGCTGACGCTTGACACCGGTACCGGCACGATCGTCGCTGGCGACGTCATCACCATCGGCTCCGACCCGAACAAGTATGTGGTCAACCAGGCGCTTGCAGGCGGTGTCGTTACCATCCAGGCTCCTGGCCTGCGACAGGCGGCCGCCGACAATGCCACGGTCACCGTCGGCAACAACTACACCGCCAACCTCGCATTCGAGCGATCGGCGGTCGTGGGTGTTTTGCGCCCGCCGATCATGCCCGCCAATCCGACGATCCAGCAGATGCTGATCAGCGACCAGTTCGGCATGACCTACCTCATGCTGGACATCGCCCAGTACGGCCAGAGGACTTGGGAAATTCACCTTGCCTGGGGCTTCCAGTCGGTGAACGGGGAATTCTCCGCAACCGTGCTCGGCTGATCCTGATCCATGACCGGGGGTTTCGACCCCCGGCTGCTCCACTTCAAACCACGGAAAGCAGATATGTCCGAAGACGAACAGGAACAGGTCGCCCCGATCCAGACCGTGCGTATGGTGCGCCTCGATGATGGCAAGACTGGCGACATTCATCCCGATGAAGTCGAACACATGCAGGCGTTTGGCTGGCGGATCTGCGAAGACCAGACCGGGACCGGTGACGCCGACGATCTGTCGTCCAAGTCTGACGACGAACTGCGCGCGGCCGTCACCGAGGCGACCGGGACCGCTCCGCATCCGAACGCCAAGCGCGAGACGCTGATCAAGAAGCTGCAGGAAGCCCAGAAGGGTGAGTGATCATGAAGAACCGGGTTGTCTGGCTGGATCGCGGTTGGCAGCCCGTTTCCATCGGCTTCTGCCCTTCTGAAAAAGCGTGGCGCCGTGAGATGAAGCGGCTCGGCTGCAAGGGCGAGGCCTATCCGTCATCCGACGGACGTTGTACCCGGTTCGAGGCGTCCAAGTCCAATTCCGAGTGCATCATCGTCACGTTGCGAGATGGGGCGGAGCGCGACCATTCATTGGTCGAGGTGGCCGGCCTGTTGGTCCATGAAGCGACCCACGTATGGCAATTCATTATCGAGAGCATCGGGGAAGGAAAGCCGTCCGCGGAGCTCGAAGCCTATTCCATGCAGGCGATAGTTCAGGCGCTCATGCAAGCGTTCGATGAGACGAGGGGGCTACCGAAATGACGTTGATCGTTGAGGACGGTACCGGCCTCCCGAATGCCGAGAGCTACGAGACAGCATCTGGCTTTCGAGCCTATGGCCTCAAGGTCGGCCTCGACTTGGTCGCCATTGACGATGACAAGAAGCTTGAACAGGCCCTTCGCCGGGCAACGATATGGCTCGACGGCCGTTACGGCGCCCGGTTCCTCGGTTGCTGCACGAGCAGCACGCAGGCGCTCCAGTGGCCACGCGCAGGTGTCCGGTATCGCCAGACGGTCATCGGGTCCCACGAAATCCCGGATCGCCTCCGCGCGGCTCTGTGCGAGGCTGCATGGCGGGAATTGTCGAGCCCGGGCGCATTGTCTCCCGATGCGCCAGCGACGAAGATTAAACGCGACAAGGTCGGCGACGTCGAGACTGAGTTTGTGAGGGGCGCCGCCGGTGCCCACGACGAATTCCCGGCGATTGATCTGCTCCTCGTGGGGCTGATAACCGGCGGGGCAGCGGCCTACAGCGGGCGGGCAGTGCGCGCATGACAGACTATGACATTCGGAAGCTCGTCCGGCGCGGGAAAGGCACGCAGATCACCTTGCCCGGCATCGAGGAGAGTGCAGGTGGAAAGGCCGCCTACCTCAAGGCCCTTCGGAAGATGCTTCGGGAACTGGGCGGAGCGGCGCGTCAGGCGCGGGGTCGGTTCGATCTGGAAAGCCTCGCACGGCTTGCGCTGTCGCTCGTGAGCACCGCGGAGCAGACGGTGAACCGGATCCTCAACCTCGAGGCTCAGCGGCATACGGACACCTTCGTCAACAGCGCTCGGCGTGCCCTCGGCATCGACCTGAGTGGGGTGGTCAGGCAGGAGGACCTAGCGGAGTTCTTGCGCCTGGTCGCCGCCCGGAATGCGTCCCTGATCAAGAACCTTTCCGACGATACCGTGAAGCGAGTTGAGCAGGCGGTCTACGACAACCTGATCGCAGGCAACTCCCGGGAAACGCTTCGAAGGGCACTGACTGACCAGTTGGGGATCGCCGACAGCCGGGCGAAGCTGATCGCGCAGGACCAGATGGCAAAGCTGAACAGCGAGCTAAACGAGTTCCGCCACAAGCAGGCGGGGATCAACGAGTACGTCTGGACAACCAGTCGAGATGAGCGCGTGCGGGCGCGCCACCGTGCGCTCGAGGGGAAGGTCTACCGGTACGGGGAGCCGACTGGTGCAGAGGATGGACTGGCTCCAGGGCGGCCGATCCGATGCCGGTGCATCGCCAAGGCCGTCGTTCAGTTTTGAAGGGTGTCGGAAACCTCTTCGCCATCATCTATGGCTTCAATCGCGAACATGAGGCGGCGAGAGGCTGCAAGGATCTCCATCGATTCCTTGTCCTGACGCTTGAGGTGCTGTTTCACCTCTTCGACCTGCTGGGCAACGTCGAGGATCAGGCGCTTCAGCTCGCGATATTGATCGTCTGTCATCATGAAAGGTGAATGCCAATGGCTTGCCGCTGTCAAGAGCGCCGGGAAGCGATCCGCCGCGCCATCGCTGCGAAAACGGTGACTTCCCTGAAAAAGGAAGCTGCATTCGTCGCGCGGACCTCAGCGCAGGATCTGCTGCGGGCCATCAACATCCGCCGCAACAACCCGAAAGGATAGAAAATGGCCCGCGTGACATCCAACCACGACGCCCCGCTTCCGCTCCCGGGAGGTCCCATCATCCGGCCAGGCGCCACGGCGCGCGTCGAGCGATGGGAGGCGATCAGCGGCAATTCACTCATTCAGGCTTGGCTATCTGCCGGGCTCCTGCGCGTGGAGGCGGACGATGTTCACCATATCGGTCAAGCGCAAGAACCCGGGAGCGGTTCAAAAGCTCGCCCGGGCGCTCACGGGTCCGAGGCAGGTGAAGGTCGGGTTTCCAGCGGGCGCGGCCGACGGCGACGTCATTAATCGCGCGGTCTGGAATGAGTTCGGTACACGTGGCGGTGCTTCTGGCGGTGGATGGGGCGGCCCGATCCCCGAGCGGCCATTCATGCGCAACGCCATGCGGGACAATCTGTCGAAATACCGTAATGCAATGAAGTCCAGCGCCGCACCGATCCTTCTTGGGAAGTCGACACTGCGCCAGACGCTTTCAAAGCTAGGCATTCTCGCGCAGAGCGACATCCAGGGCGAGATTACTGCCCTGACATCTCCAGCGAACAGTCCGGTGACGGTGGAGCGCAAGGGTTCGAGCAAGCCCCTAATCGACACGGGTGAGATGCGGGCCTCTGTCACATGGAAGGTGGACGAATGAAAGCGGCTGCTGCAATCGAGAGGCGGGCAGTCTCGGTTACGCTTCGGCGGCGCTCAGCTGGCGCCTATGACCTAGACGGCCGGTTCATCGATGGATCGGAGACCAGTGAACCAATCAAGGCGGTCATTCAGCCAGCCGGAGGGAACCAGCTGCGGGATCTCCCCGAGGGCATCAGGACAGAAGCCAACTGGATGATCTGGAGCCGTTCACCGATCGCCGTTGATGATCGCATCATCAGCAGCTCGGTCAGCTACCGGGTCGTCTATGTCTGGCCTCGCGCCGAAGGCGGCTTCTTTCGCGCAGCGCTAGGCAGGGAAACGCGATGACCGAGGATCAGGTAATCAGCGCCGTCGTGCGCTTTGTCGCCCGGGTCACCGGGGTTAAGGCCATCCGGGCGCATGAAGGCGGACAAGCTCCTGCCTTACCGTATGTCATGGTCAACCTGATCGGGATGTCCGAGATTAGGGAGCATCCGACGGATGTCGAGTTCACCGACACCGGCCAGCCCAATACCTCGGGGAAGAACATCATCAATGCGGCTCCGGTCATTGAGATTGAGTGGCGCTTTTCGGTTCATGCATACGGCCCGAACCCGGCTTCCATGCTCCGCCCGGTCCTGTCGGCCATGAAGCTCGCCCAAGTTATGGAGCCGGCCATGCCCGGACTCATCTTCTTCGACGCGTCGGCAATCCGCTCAATTCCCGAGTGGGTGAACAACCAGTGGGAGCCGCGCGCCCAGGTCGATTTGTTTGCGCGCGCAGTGATCCGAGACGCATTCGCTGTCGATGTAGTCGACACCACGAGCTTTGACGCTCAACCCATGGCCTGAACGGCCAACCACCATCCACTGAAAGGAAACAGGCATGGCCGTGCTCCCCTACAGCCGCGTCGTGAACGTCACGCTCACGCGCAACGATGCGTTCCCCAGCCGCCGCGGCTTTGGGACGCCTCTCTTCCTCTCCACCGTCGCCAAGACCGGCAAGGTCGACGCGACCAGCCGCACCAAGGCCTACGCCTCCATCGATGAGGTCGCTGCTGACTGGTCGGCATCCGACGACTTCTACAAGGCCGCCGAGGTGGCATTCTCGCAGAACCCGCGCCCGACGCAGATCAAGGCCGGCTATGTGGCGCTGGACGGCACGCCGACGGCGGCCGAGCTGAAGACGGAACTCGATGCGCTCTATGCCTACGATGCGGACTGGTATGTCGTGACGGTCGCCAGCACCCTGCGCGACATCGCGTCCGTTGATGGGCTGGTGGAGTGGATCGAAGCGAATAGCAAGCTCGCCATCATCGATTCGAACGACACCGGCACCGAGAACCCCGCCAACACGACCTGCCTTGCGGCGCGCAAGAAGGGCACGGTCGAGCGCTCGGCGGTCTTCTACCACACAAGCGCCCTGCAGTGGCCCGCGATGGCGCTTGCCGCCTACATGGCAACCCGCGTCTTCGACGATGCCGAAAGCGCCTACACTGCCAAGTTCAAGACCCTGCGCGGTGTCAACCCGGTCAACCTCGCCTCGGACAAGATCACTGCGATTACCGGCTTCGTTTCCGGCGTCGGACAGGCCAGCGCATCTGGACATTGCGCGAATACCTACATCGACATCGGCGGCCGGAACTTCGTGGTCGAGGGCTCGACGCTCACGGCGAACGTCTTCCTCGACGAAATCCATGCGTCCGACTGGATCATCGCCCGCACGGAAGAAGCCGCGCTCGGGATCCTGCTGAACAATGCCCGCGTCCCCTTCACGGACCAGGGCCTGCAGCAGATTGCCGGCGCTGCCCGCCAAGTGATGCAGGTTGCGACCCGCGCCGGCCTGATCGCCAAGGACATCGATCCGGAGACGAATGAATACCGGCCGGCCTATGAGATCACGGTCCCCTCGGTCTTCGATGTCCCCGAGAGCCAGCGCAAGGCCCGGATCGCTCCTGCGATCTCCGTCCGGTTCCGGTACGCCGGCGCGGTCCACTACACCACCATCAACTACAACATGACCTTCTGACGGGAGACCTGATCCATGGGTGTTTCAAGCGCATATTCTATGGTGAACGTCTCGGCCACGCTGGACGGTCGCCAGGTCCTCGGGCTCTGGGACGGCGACGATACCATCGTCGTCACGCCCGGTGCCGATGTCGGCACGATGATGATCGGCGCCGATGGTTCTTCGCTGTTCTCGCAGTCTGCGGACAGTTCGGCGCGCATCAGTCTCAAGCTGATGCATACCAGCCCGACGCATCGGCAGCTTATCCAGAAGTGGAAGCGGCAGAAGCAGCTCGGCGGCGCCGGCACGGCGTTCCCGTTTGCCTTCATCGATTCCACCTCGGGCGAAGGTGGCTCCGCGGACAAGTGCTATATCCAGGCCGCTCCCGCCGACGGCAAGGGAAAGAACGCCAGCGTCCGTGAGTGGGTGCTGGTGACCGGCGAATGGAATCCGGAGGTGCCGAATGGCTGAGAAGAAGATCGGGGGCTCGGTCTATAAGGTCGAGCCCATGCTGGCCACGCAGGCGATCATCCTGCAGGCGCGCCTTGCTCGCGTCATCGGGCCCGCTATTTCGAAGCTTCCGGGCATCCTCGCATCACGCAAGGAAGGCGCCAGCGACGAGCAGAAGGCCCAGGCCGATGCAGACGCGGTTTCGGCTGTCACCGAGATCTTCTCGCGGTGCCCGCCGCATGAGATCGCGGAACTGGTCAAGGACGTTGTCGAGGTCGCAATGGTTCAACGTCCCTCAGGGGTTTATGAGCCGGTAGATTTCGACCTCGATTTTACCGGTCGCCTCGGGGATGTCATTCCAACCGTGGTGTTCGTGCTGGCAACGCAGTTCGGGGATTTTTTCTCCGGCGCCCTGGCGAATGGACGCCCAACGACCAGGGCAAAGGCTTAAGCGATCGAGAAATTGCTAGGGTCGCGCCGAACCTGAACCTCTTCCTGTGGCGGCCCATTCTCGCGGACCCACCGCTGTATTCCATGGTGGACCTTCGGGAGTGGGTGACGCTCTCGGACGTTCTTGACGCCCATGAAGCGCTCGATCTGAAGGCGGCAATGACGGAACGTGCACGGGAGAGCTAGGGCTTACTTCAGTAGGCCGAACCGCTTGGCCGTTTCTTCGAGGAGCGCGCATGCGGCGGTCTTTTCGATGTCACTCATGCTGGCAAAACGGTTCTTCTGGAGGTTCCCGCTTGCCTGCACCATGGCCCTTGCGTTGGTCGACATCGGCCCAACCTTGTCACGGATCAATGCCTTCACCTTTTCCGCCTCCAAGCCATAGCCACAGGTGTCGGCGGAACTGATCACTTGGCCGATCTCGCGGGCAAGAAAAATGTCATCGCTTTCGCCCGCAATGGCGGGGCCGGCGGTAAGCGCAAGGCAGGCAACGAGCAGTCGTTTCATCGGGGAGCTCCGGTTTCCTCCTAAGGTGTCCCGGCACTTAGAGGTTTTCAAGTCATGATTGTCGATGAACTGATCGCTATCCTCGGTTATGAGACCCGGGGCGAGGGCGAGTTGCGCCGTTTTCAGGGGAACCTCGACACAGCCACTCGGCAAATCGGGGCCCTCGGGGTAGCGGCCGGCACCTTCGTCGGCACGATCGCCGCGCAGGCGTTCTCTCGCCTTGCAGACAGCATTGGCTCTCTGCCGGGAGAGGTCATTAGTGTTTCGGCCCAGTTCGAAAGCCTTGAGGCATCGCTCACCACCGTCACCGGGAGTGTCGAACAGGCGCGATCCTCCATGGACTGGATCAAGCAGTTTGCTCGAGATACGCCCTATGAGGTCGGCTCCATCACGGATGCGTTCATCAAGCTGAAGAGCTATGGCATTGATCCGCTTGCCGATGATGCCCTGAAAACGCTGGGCGACACCGCGTCGGCGATGAACAAGCCTCTCAACCAGGCCGTCGAGGCGCTGGCGGATGCCACCAGCTTCGAGTTCGAGCGCCTGAAGGAGTTCGGGCTTCGAGCGCAGCAGAAGGGGGACGAGGTAACCTTCTCGTGGACCGAGAACGGGAAGCAGCTCTCGAAGACGATCAAGAAGAACAGCGAGGAGGTTCGCAAGTTCGTTCTCGACCAACTAGGCGACCGGTTCAATGGCGCAATGCTCCGCCAGTCGAAAACCTGGAACGGCATGATGTCGAACCTAGGGGACGCGTGGACCGCGTTCCTGCTGAAGATCGGAGAAGGCGGTTTTTTCGACGCCGTGAAGGGCAAGCTCGGTCAGCTGCTCGATTACTTCAACCGGCTGTCGGAGAACGGCACGCTGGATCGGTGGTCGAAGAACCTCAGCACCGCATTCACAGCAGTCGCCGACGGAGTAGCCAGCTTTGCCGTCCGCATGGGCAGGCACTTCGAAACAATCGCCGGGATCATTGAGCGCAACAAGGGCGCCTTCGAGACGTTCAAGTGGGCGTTGGCTGGCTTGGCGATTTACCTCTTCCCGACGGCATCTATCATTGCCGCCGCCGCCTTGGCGATCGATGATTTTCTGACCTACCTGAGGGGTGGAGATTCCGTTATCGGTGACTTCACTGAGGCCATCGGCAACCTTCTGGGGGCCGACCCGCAGGGGGTGGCGGACGCGCTGACGGGCATTGCACTCGCCGCTGGCGGTCTGGCCGCGGCGAGTGTCGCTGTCGGTAGCTTCACCGCTTCGTTGTGGCCGCTTGCCGCAGCGCTTGGCGCGGTCGCCGGCGGATACTTCCTCGCCAAATCCTTCTTCGACGAAATGGACAAGAAGGCGGCCGGGATCAAGGCAGTCGAGAACCCGAGGACTAAACCCGGCTACGTGGAGGGATCCGGTGAAGACCGCACCGGCTTCAACAGCGACAACCCGAACGGATATCTCAAGCCGAGCGACTTCTCGGCTGACTTTGAGGCTGAAAAGCAGCGCCTGATCGAGGAAGAGGCCCGTCGCGTCGGCGCAGACAAGGCGGCGCCCAGAAGGCCAACGGCCTTCGAGCGGTTGGGGGGCGACTACATCCGCTCCGACATGATCGAAAATGCTCAAGGAAACTTCGGCAAGACCGGTGCGGCACAGGCTGCACAATCGGTCAATTCGACGGTCAACAACACGCTGAACGACTCGAGCGACAAGTCGACGACGGTGAATGTCGGCGGCGTGACCGTGAACGGTGTACCGAACGTCTCCGGCGCCGTCGGTGCGGCGGTCGGCCAGGCAGTCGGCAATAGCGCGGCGAAATCGGCCAAACGGTCTACGTGGTGGGAACAGGGTGAGAAATTCTGATGAGCGTCATCGCCTTCTCTCGCGCCATTGGACCAGTGCCGCTCTCGTGTTTCGTCTCGGAGCGGCACTCGTCCAGCCTGGACATCACGGAGATACCGATCGAAACGGGCGCCAACATCACAGACCACGCTGTGGTGAAGCCCAAGACCGTTATGCTTGATGTCGGCGGCCAGAACGCTGCCGCCACGTTTGCCGCGCTGGTGCGGTTTCAGGAAAGCCGGGTGCCCTTCGTCCTGGTTACTGGCCTGAAGGTCTATCAGAACATGCTGGTGAAGCGGATTGACGCCGACCGGACCGCTGACTTCTCCACCGTTCTCAAGGCTCGCGTGGAGCTTCAGGAGATCATCCTCGTCGGTACCGCATATGCCGCCGACCCGAACGGCGAGCCCACTGGCGCATCTGAGCGAGGGAGGCCAGGGGGAGCGGGCTCCACACGCGCCGCGCCGCCCACGCCCGAACGGTCGGGCGATGCAGCAACGGCCGGGAGGTCAACAGGGACAGTTCAGATGGGCGACAACCCGACCTCGACCTATCCTGATCAGTCAATTCTGAAGGGGCTGCTGGAATGAACCGGTTTCGAATAGCTAACCATGCCGACCAGCAGTTCTCCACGATCATTTCCGGCCGCCGGGTGACAATCCGGCTCAGGTTCAATCTCACGTCGTCCCGATGGTCGTTTGACCTCTCGCTAGATGATCTGCCTGTTCTGCATGGGCGGCGGGTTGTGACGGGTGTCGATCTGTTGGCGCCGTTTGGCCTGGGCATCGGCCTCCTGTTTGCGGCCGCACTAACGCCCGGAGCTGTTCCGGACCGTGCAGGGCTGGCAGGTGGGACGGTTGGGCTCTTCAGCGCCACAGAGGCAGAGGCGACAGAAGCAAGGGCGGCGTGATGCTCCAGTATCTTCGGAAAGTGCGGGCCTCGTTCTCGGGCGGCTTTGTGGTCAACCCGGGCGGGATCAACAAGCACGATCTCATGATCGAGTTCTCCATCACCAAGGACCTGTCGTCCTCCGCAAACAGCGCGGAGATCACGCTGTGGAACTTGAACGAGGATCACCGCAACGCGGTCGGGAAGGTGTTTGACGAGATCACGATGGAGGCCGGCTACATCCCGCCCGGTGGCGCCGGAAACGTGGGCGTCATCTTCAAGGGAGCGGTGCGGGATGTCGAGCACACACGGGAAGGGCCCGACATCAAAACCACAATCCGCTGTGGCGATGGGGCCAGGGCGCTTCGGAAGGCCACCATCTCCAAGTCCTTTCCCAAGGGCACGCCGATCAAGGATGTGATCGAGGAAATCCAGAAGGAAATGGAAAAACAGGGGGTGAAGCGAGGCGAGTGGAAGTTTCCGGATCAAATGCCGGAGAAGTTCAAGCGCCCCTACGCTGTGTGCGGCCTTTGCCGGGACGAGCTCGACACCATCGGCCGGGGTCAGAAGTTTTACTGGTCCCTTCAGAACGAGACCTTGGAGATCGTCCCAGGCGACGGCTTCATCGGAGGCGTGGTTCTGATCACGCCTGAAACGGGCATGATCGGCACGCCTGCCATTACCGACAACGGCGTGACTGTGAAGGCCCTGCTGAACCCGGAGGTTCGGCCCGGGCGCCGCGTGCAAGTCCAGAGCCAGACCCTTCAGATGAATGGTGCTGACGGGATGTATCGCGTTTCGTCGGTCACTTTCACCGGCGACAACATGACCGGGCCGTTCGAAATGGACATCGAGGGCGAGGCGCTGAGCGGTGGGAAGGTTAACGAGGGACTGCCAAAATGACAGGGTATCTGGGAAAGCGGACCAACCAGGATCGTGATGTTGTCGGCCGCCAGATCCAGAACAAGCAGGAAAACCAGTGGGGCCCGATACCCGGCGAGATTGTCTCCTATGACGCTGCGGCCGGCACGGCGACTGTGAAGCCGCTCTACAAGCCTGTCCACAACGGTAATGCGGTGGATATGCCGGAGCTGTATGAAGTTCCCGTGGATCTGCCACGCACCGGCAGTGCAGGGATGACCTTTCCAATCCCGGCCGGCACAAAGGTCATGCTGACGCCTGCAATGCGCTCCATGGACAACTATGAGGCCGGGGAGGGCGGCGAGCCCTTCGATGGCCGATCCTTCCATTTGGCGGATATGCGGGCATCGATCGCGGGCGGTGACAGTCTCTCTGATCCCATGCCGAATGTAGACGCTGACAACACGCATCTTCGGTTCTCTCCCGATGGGGCTTTCGGCATCAAGGGAAGCCCAGACGGCAAGTTCCGGATCGATGGATCCGAAGGGAACCTCTACGACATCATCGCGACCTTCATGGAGTTGGTCGCGAGTGACCAACTGATAATCGCTTACGGCTCGTCTGCCGGGACGGGACATCAGCTGCAGAACAGAGCGGAGCTGATGGAGTTGGCTGCTAAGGTGAGGGCGATGGCACTATGACGGACCGTATAGCACTGGCCATTGATCCCGAGACTAACGACCTTTTTCTCAGTGCAGATGGAAACATTGCGACGGTCACTTCCGCGGAAGCAGTGGGCCAGCACGCAAGACAGAGGCTCGGCACGTTCGCCGGAGAGTGGTTTCTTGACACAGAGGCGGGGGTTCCTTGGCTCGATGGCATATTGGGTTCTTCCTATGACCCGGCGCTGGCCGAAAGCGTCGTGAAAGCAGAATTGCTCGATACCGACGGCGTGACGGAGATCACGAGCTTCGCAGTCCGGTTCGACCGGGCCACTCGGGGCCTGATCATCGACAGTATCGCGGTCCTCACAGAGTATGATGAAGAGGTGAAGGTATGACCGACTATGGCATCCAGCCTACCGGATTTGTGCGCAAGCCTCTGTCCCTGATCCTCGCCGAGATCGAAGCCTCGCTGATAACCGAGTTCGGCCCACAGGTGATCCAGACCGCCCAGAGCCCCCTTGGCCAGATTAACGGCATCTTCGCCGAGGCGGTCGCAAAGCTGTGGGAGCTTGATGAGGATGTCTATCAGTCGCTCGACCCCGACCAGGCCGAAGGTATCCGGCTGGACATTCTTGGTCGCGTGCGTCGTGTCGCTCGAGCTGTGGGGGAGAACGATTCAAGCTTCCGACGGGCGATCACAAATGTGGGTCAAGCCAGAATTGACGTGCAGGACATCAGCCGAGCGATCGCTGAACTTGAGGGGGTCATCTATTCGCATGTTTGGATCAATGACACTGGTGATGTCGATGACAACGGGATGCCGGCAGGGTCCATTTGCATCGCGGTTACTGGTGGAGACGATGACAGCATCGCTGAAACCATCAGGCGATTCGTCGTTCCAGGGGTAAACCAGTTCGGCTCGACCGTGATCGAGAGCACCCTTGACGGCTACTGCCGCACGTTCCGCATCCTTCGTCCAATTGATGTACCGGTGCAGATCACGGTCAAAGTGAGAACGTTTCGCGATGGTCTCGGATGTCCACCGCCTTCCTCCATCGCCATCAAAAATGCCCTTCTGTCCGGTCTCTACATGCTGAATGGCGAGGATGTGACGTTCTATCGGATCAGATCCGTTATCGAAAGCACGTTCTCAAACGTGGAGGTGGTGTCGATTTTAGGCATGCGTGATGGAATATCGCAGACCACGAACACGCCTGTCGAGATTGGCTTTATCGAGAGGGCCACGTTTGCCGCGGCCCAGGTGAGTATCGAGGTGCAGCCATGACATGTGTTGATGAGCAGGAGTTTGTGGAGGCTGGAGCGGACAGGATACTAACCCAGTATCGCGAAAGCCCTAAGCTACTGCATCTCATCCGAACCTATCTCAGGCAAGCACATCTGGCTGCCGCGGCAATCTGCGATCTTCCGAACCATTTTGACCTCGACACCGCGACGGGTGACCAGCTCACCATCATCGGGAAATGGATGGGGTTCCCACGTTGCCACTGTGTGTGCGACGTGCAGCCCGTAATAGGTTTCAAATGCGAGGGCACGACTATAGGTGCGAGACCTATGGTGGGCTTCTGCGAGGGTGGAATTTGGCTTGGATGCGAAACGGATGGCCTTTCCGAAATTTGCATTCTCGATGATGACCTCTATCGGCGTTTACTGATCGCCCGCTCCTACCAAATGCAGGCGAACTACAGCTGGGACGGGCTGACGAGCGCGATGCATGCTCTGTTCGGTGAGCAGGCCCGGATCATGGACACAAGTTTCGGGTCAGTTATTCTCGCCCCATTCCGGCCGTTGTCGGAACTAGAAATCGCAGTCCTGCAAGTCATACCGAGAGCCCTTCCAGTTGCCCCGGGCATTTCCACCCGCTGGCATCTTGGCACTTTTGCGGTCGCCGGATTTGGCGACGGCTGGGGTGGCTTCTGCGAGCCATGGGAAATGGACGGCCTTGTTCTCAGCACTGAGGCTGGTGTCTCCATCATATCGGATGGGGGCGAGGAACTTCTAACAGGACCGCTTTATCGAGACGCCGACTGGCTCTGCCGGATCGACCTGAAACCCTATTCCTGCTGAGGAATTCAAAATGGCAAAGTTCAATCCCCCGTTTGCGTCGCTTGGCGGCGTGAACCGCTCCCCCACGATCGATGAGCAGGCAGGCGGCTTTACGTGCGGTCCACTCGACCTCACGCTCTTCAATCGGCTGTTCGGCCGCATTGAGGCTGAGTTGAAGGCAATCCAAACCGCCGGCGGCATCACCGGCACCGAGACCGACGACACGACCGTTCTTCAGGCCATTCAGGCACTGATTTCGGCGGCCACTGGTGGTGGGGACGTCAGCAACTTCGTGCTGTTCGCACAAGCGCAGTCCCGCCTTCCTATCTTCCCGGAAGTGCAGACCAGTGACGGACGCCTCACCGTAACGTCCCCGTCTACCGGGACGGTGCGCATTGCGGCAGGCGCCACGATCCTTCATCGCGGTATCCGCCCCTACACCACCTCGCTGACGAATCTAAGCACGGTGGCAAGCAAAACCTATCACCTTCGATGGTCGCCGGCCGGTGGGTTTGTTCTCAAGGACCTTTCTGACCTCACATACAACCCCACCACCGCCGCAGAGACCAATGTGGCATTCGACAGCAGTTATGACGACATGCTTGTGGCTAGGGTCGTTACGAACTCTTCAAACGTGGTCAGCATTACGAACCTTGCGAATAAGGCCGATCTCAAGAGCACTGGCGAAGTGCTCCAGGAGAACACCACCTGGCAGAACGATGCCGTGCCATCCACGATGACCGCGCTGGATGGTGCGATTGTCAACATAAACTGGGCTCGGAGACCTATCGCGTTTCTCACGGGCTTCACAGACGTGACTGTGCAGTTTGGGAGTGCCGCGGTCATCAAGGAAGTGAACGTCGTTGTCCAGTCGCTCAGCCGGTACCAGTTGAAGGCGATTTATCAACGCACCACTGATCCATCTGGCGCCTATGTCGCGTGGGCTGCAACAGCTTGAGGGAAAATCCATGGGTATGAAAATTGGCGACCTTCCTGCAGTTGCCGAAGCTGAGCTGGCGCACAGAATTCCGGCGAGCAAAGACGGAGCAACCAGCTTTCTCACCGTCGAGCAGATCAGAGCCAAGGCAGGAACCGGATCGGTCGGTGGGGATGCTATATCCGCTGACAGCTTAGAGCAGGCCGCACTGCTCAAAAAGATCGGTGGCTTGGGCACAAAGCAGGGATCGGGAGAGCGGGTACTTCTGGGCGTGCTGAGGCAGAATTCGGAAGGCAGCGGATGGGCCTTTCTGGATGACACGGACCACGCGCGGATCGGCTTCGCGTCCGTCTCACAGGACGCGAATGGCATCACGTTGTCGCACGGATTCACCGGAACCAAGGTTCGCTCTCTCCTTGCCGTCCCAGACGAAACTTTTGCTGTGCGCGGCCTGGCTGTTGGAGCATCTGTCGGGCTGTCTTCGTCAGTTCTTTGGCTTGGACTTCCGCTCTCGGTGGCGCTCCGGATGGAGACATCAGCCGATGTCGTGACTGAGGTGATAGGCGATCCCGCTTGGACCGTCGATCAATTTGCCGTCGCCCACAGCGCCGGCACCATGACCATCACACACCCAGCGGTATACGATATTGGGGTTGCACCCATCGTAAATGGTATCAGGCAATCTGGGTCTAGCCCGCCGATCCCTGGCATTCCAGTTTCCGGCGGATTCGGTGGGGTGGGGAACGAAACGAAGTTTGGCGTTGAGTACGTCGCCCCCATGACCGCTCGGGCCCGGTGGACCTCTGGGACAGCCTTCACAGTTGACACAGACTTCGAGGGGACATTCAGCGCGACGTTCTCCGCTGGGACATTGACCGTGGCGCACCCTGCGGCAACCATGGCCGATGACCTGATCCTGAGTTCCGAGGGTTATCGGTTTCAGATGCTCACAAAAACCACGACGGGCTTCACGGGGCAGTTTCTGAACGCGGCTGGGTCGGTGGTCACCACACCGGATAGCTCCTGCACGTTGACTTTTCTTCGGGCTGCCTCTCTCGCAAAGAGGAAAACCCGTACCGACCGACATTGGGTATCGTTCAGCCGTGGATACGCCAAGGCGAACCCGAACAAGGTCTGGTCAACGACGGGCAACATTTGGCTTTTCGGCGTCCTTGCCGACTGAGATGGCTATTTGGACAGGGCGTTTGGTGCGCTTCCCAAGACGCGCGTGCAAGGTTTCGCAATAACGTAATGGAACCTGATTACGCAAATCCACTCCTTTTACGCAGCAAGCCGCCACCTGTCCGATTGCCCTAAGCGGCCGGTGATCGAAAATGTGCATCGGATGGCCTCCACGCCCCTCAAATGCTCGGGCGTGTCCAAGCTTCGCCTAGCCTTGGACAGCAGGAGGGTCGTACCAGTCCAGACAAGCGATAAAGGCGCCAATCCAGGAGAGTACCATGACGATTGAACAGTGGCTGCAAAGCCGGCTGACGGCTCACCGATTCCCGGTGGGTCTTATCGACGGGCAGATTGGCCCAGTTACCATCCGTGCTATCAAGGCATTCCAGACGTCGCACGGCCTCGAGCCGACCGGCAAGGCAGATGGTCATACCGTTGCGCTTCTGCGGGCTCCTGCAAGCGTGGTGCTGCCGTCTCCGGGGGAAACTATTCCAGATCGCGGCGCTGCTCCACTGGTGGCTGCGCCCGCCAATGGTTGGCCGCGGCAATCTGATTGCCTCAGCTTCTTCGGCCCTGTCGGGACCAGCCAGACGTCGATCGAAATCCCGTTCGACATGTACCTCGCCTGGGACAAATCCACCCGCGTCCGCAAGATGGCCGTCCACGAGAAAGTGGCGAAGTCTGCCGAAAAGGCTCTGCAGGATGTCGCTCAAACCTACACCCTTGTCGAGCGGGCGAAGATCGGGATCGACATCTTCGGGGGCTCGCTCAACGTCCGCCGGATGCGGGGCGGAACAGCCTACTCCATGCACAGTTGGGGCATCGCGATCGATTTCGACCCGGAACGCAACCAACTCAAGTGGGGTCGAGACAAGGCGCGCCTCGCGCAGGACGACGCGATCCCCTTCTGGACGATCTGGGAGGCTGAAGGATGGCTGTCCCTCGGGCGCTCCCGCAATTTCGATTGGATGCATGTTCAGGCCGCTCGTCTTTAGCAGCCTGCACTTCCCTACAGCACTTCACCACAAAGGAAAAACGCTATGAACAGCACGGTTATCCACCGGCTCCTGGACTTCTTCGGCCTGCTCTTCGGAGCCATGGTCGTTTACGACTGGACCAGCCTCGGCTTCAATCCGGCCATGGCGGCCACCATCGCCGCCTATGTCTTCCTGATCGACAAGATCCTGAAGCTCGCCATCAACCTCACCGTCGACGGCCCCGGCGGCCTCTTCGCCAAATGGGACACCAACACGGCTCACAACGTCGTCAACGTGATCGGGCTCTTCATCGCCAGCATGCTCGCCTTCGACTGGTCCGGGCTGGGGCTCTCGCCTCAGTCCGCCGCGACCATGGCCGGCGCATTCCTGTTCGCTGACAAGGCCATCAAGTTCTGGCTGAATATCAACCGGTCCGGCCTGACCGGAATATTCCTCCCACCAAACGGCTCCCGGCGATAGGCCGGGTGCATCACTCTGTGAATCAAGATAGGCGGGCGCGGTGACCGGAACCCATGACACATCAATGCTCCTCGGGGAGATGAAGGCACAGATCGCGTCTTTGGCGGACGCGGTTCGGGCACAGACGGAGAAGGCGGATCAGCGAGGGACCCGCACCTATGAGGAGCTTGAAAATATCCGGGTAGAACAAGCGCAGAGCCGCCGAGACATGGCGGAGGTGAAAGCGCGGCTCGACAAGGCTGAACCCACTCTCTCCGAGATCACCAGATGGAAAGAGCGGTTCAATGGGATGCAGATGATGCTGATGATGCAGGCTGCTGCCGTAGGCGGCCTGATGGTCTACTTCTGGAAATGGATCGCGGTAAAAATCGGAATGAACTGAAGTCCCTGCTCAATGCCCCTGCGCCCTCGTGGCGTAGGGGCTCTTTCTGCGTTTAAGGTGCCTCGGGTGCGCTGTCGCCCACAATGCTCTACAGATACTCGTAGGCTTCCTCGACCGCCTTTGCGGCCTCGCGCTCGGTCCGCTCCACTCCGCTAGGCATCCCACTCTTGAACTCCAGCGGCCGCCACTGCGAGAACCAGCGCCATCCCATCCCCTCTGGTAGGTGGCTGATATAGAAGCGACCGATAACCTCCGGCTTCCCATCGGCACCAATGCAGTTTGGATCATAGCCAACGTAGTCGTCGGGGTGTTCCGGCCACGTTTTTCGCCATTTGTATTTTAGTTCGATTGCAGCTTTTCCATTTTCCATCAGGGCACTCCTCGAGCATCGTTTCCCCTGATTGCCTGCGCCGCCGCTTGCGCATGGCCTTAATCCTCAACTCCCCTGATTCGTTCAACCTACCGGAAGAAGCAGTAGCTGCTTCTCAGGTAGTGGCCGTTGCAGAGCCTTTGCCTCGTCCCATGGCGCCCGCATCCAAACATCGCGCTCCTCCGCGGTCGTCAGAATGACCGGCATGGCTTTGGGATGAATCGGCGCGACCACAGAGTTGGGCTCAGAGGTGAGGAAGCCGAACAGCTCGTGGTCACCCTCTCGAGGCGTCTTCATCGAGCCGCGCACGCCATGCCAGCCGGTCCAGATCCCGGCGAAGAATGCCAAGGGCTCGCTTTCGTCCAGAGCGAACCACCGGAGCGTTTTCTTCGGCTTCGTGTCTTCCCATTCGGAAAACCTCGTCCATGGCACGAGGCAGCGGTTATCTGGCCCCAGCCAGCGCCGCCAGTGCGGGGAGGCGACGTTGCGGATATTGGTGACGCCGGTATCCGGCTTTCCCTTCAAGATGCTCGGCGGGGTCGGCATGCCCCATGTCGCCATCGCAAGTTCGCGGCCCTCGCTGCCATTGCGCACAATCGGCGCCGACCGGTCAGGGTAGATGTTGGCTGCCGGGTCCATCCGGTTCGTCAGATCCGAGACTACTCCCGCAAGTTGCCGCATCGCTTCATGGCTTGTTGTCACGTTGTAGAGGTTGCACAT